TCATACAGAGCGTCTAACAGTCTTGCGTAAGCTTTTGCACTATGAGCTTTGTTAGCTTTCACATTCCAGAAGGTCTGTATTGTAGTCTTCATTGTACCGTTGCTTGCCTTTTTTGTTCTTATAAGATTAGCTTGCTCAAGAGCTTTTAAAAAGTTATCCCTTGTTAAAAAGAAACCTTCCTGCTCTTCTATTGTGCCGTTGCCGTTTACTACAGGTACATACAGTACAAGTGAAGAGCCTTTTATTAACTTGCCGTCTAACAGCCCTAATTCACCAGCACCAGTCTTTATCTCATAGTACCTATGAGCCTTTATAAAGTCAGTCTTGCCTGCGGCGGACACGCTTGTGTTCTTGCGATTGAAATACTCTTTGATTGCCGTTTCTATAGCTTTACCAAAACGACCGGAATCTGTTACTTTGTAATTGTTTGCGATTGTGTTGATTGTGTTTTTCATTGTGTGTTTCCTTCCCGTCTAAGGTCTGTATTGTTTATCCCTTTGACAATTATTATTATACTCATTTTGAATTGAATTGCAAGCAAAAAATCAGTTTTAAATGTGAACAAATTGTTAACAAAATGTGAATGAATTATGAATATAAAAGGCGTATATTCAACGGGTACGGGTATGGTATCGTTCGGAACGTTCCGAACGATACCGCGGTTATTTGCGGGAAACGTCCAGTTAGCATACGCTAACTCGGCCCTACCTGGTAACAAAAACCCACGAACTAAAAATTCAAAACCCACGAATTAAAAATTTAAACCCACGAACTCAAAATTTGACCTCTCCCTAATTCTATGCTATAATTATAATATAAGGAGATAAGAAAATGAATAAAAATAGATTACGACTCGACTTTTCACTTAACACAAACAGTGAAAGGTCTGAATTTTTGAATAGATATTTGGAACAAAAAGAGTTTTAGTTACGACCACCTACCGAAGACGAATTAGAGTTAATGGCCAACTACGTCCTCTGGGGCAAAGATCCCCAATCGGGCCTTAACGTAAAGCAAGAAAAATACATTTAGCTTGAGTCAAAAAATAAAACGTGGGACACGCACGAGGACGAATCTCTCGATGCCCTCATCGAACAGCCCACATTTAACGAGGCCCAACTTTTACAGGGAGCCCCCTATAAAACCCCAAAAGTCGTTTTTTCAAGAAAAGAAATGCGCGACACCGCGCCGCCCCATTTATTAGATAGGTTTGAACAGTTATGGGCACAAATTGATGAGTTAGACCTTTTAACAAGTTTTTATGATTTGGAACACGGGAGACGCACATAGGAGCCGCGCGCCGCACTTTTAAATAAGTTTAACGAAGAACAACGTATGCATTTGCGCGAGCGCGCCGAATAGCTAAGCCAATTTAAGTATTTAAAGATGCGGCATCTACTCGTTGAGTTAAGACGCGAACAATATACGTTGCGCGACTCCATTAAGACACCCATTACGCTTAAGGAAGAAGTAATGGCGGCGCCCGCCTTATCTTTAAGTTTAAGTGATGCGGCAAAATGCGCGCCTTGCGGACTCGTCAACAAAAAGACAAAACTTTTTCCTAATGGACGCTTCCCATTGCCGCAAGATTTTTCGCAAGATGAATTAAGCGAAGCCCTAAAAGATTATTGGGTACAAAAAAACTTAAGAGAAAAAGAACCATTAATGGTGTTTGACTTTAGAGAGTTGGAACACGTTTATTCGGCTTTTTTAATGCTGGACGAATTAAAGGACGAATCACTCGACCAAGACGTATATAGCGACTTACAAGACTTTTTAAGGACGTTAGAGTGGTATACGGCGCGTGCTAATTTAAATGATGTTTAGGGCAGAATTTTAAGGTTAAAGATAGGAAAAATGCGCAATTAGGACATCGCGCGCCTTGTAAATGAGGAATATGGGAAGTCGTATACGGCTAACTATATCAGTACTATTTTTAGATAGAAGATTATTCCTTAGATTAACGCGGCCGCCACATTCCATGCTAAGGTGGTCGAAAATTTGCCCTATCCAGAAAACTTTAAACAATGTAAATGTTGTGGCGAAACTTTACTTATTGATGAAGAGAATTTTGTACATAGGTAGAGATCTAGTGATGGATTTTCGAATAGATGTAAGAGATGTGATAAGAAGATAAGGGAGGGGAAGATTAAGTGAGAGAAGAAAAAAACTTTGAGAAGTTTGTTAAGATGATTGGATAGCTAGAACCTATTGAATTTATAGGGTTAGCAAAATTATTTGGCGCGGACTTGATGCGCGATGATAAACCTTTGCCCTTTGATTAGGTTTTGGAACAGGTTTTAGATAGATTTATTGAGTTGCGCCCAAAGCGTTAGAAAGAGATTTTAAAGTTACTTAGCCAGCCAGGAAAGCATCATGCTTGAGCCTAAGTTGCCAAAACAGAAGTCTTTTGCGGCGCGCACTTGCGGTAGATGCGGCCGCACCTTTGGACCTGATCATTACTCAAAAACTCATTCACTTTTTTATGATGGCTGGCTACCAATTTGTAACGATTGTGTTACTGATTATTTGCGGTTGAAGGAGTTTAATTGGGAAGCGGTAGATAAGGTTTGCCAGTGGGCAGACCTTCCGTTTATTCCAAGAGAATGGGAAAGGTTAAAAGAGACAAATGGAGAAGATAATGTATTCGGTGCCTACGCCACTGTATTCTAGGGAGAAGAGTATGCGGGACTTGGTTGGGGTGCCTATTATAAGCAATTTTAGTCTTTAAAAGAGGTTGGCCTTATCGAGGATGAATTGCCGGAAATTAGAGAAGAAAAGTATCGTAAATTGCGCGAAAAGTGGGGCAGTAATTATGACGATGAAGCCTTAACTTATCTTGAAGGGTTATATAGTGGCTTGCTTGCGACGCAAAATGTTAACGGCGCCCTATAGGTAGACCAAGCTCAAAAGATTTGTAAGATTTCTTATGAGATTGATTCACGCATTAGAGAGGGCGATGACTTTGATAAAATGCTTTCTTCCTATGATAAGCTGGTTAAGACGGCAGAGTTTACTCCGAAAAATGTAAAGAATGCTACTGATTTTGATTCGGTTGGAGAGCTGTTTAGGTGGCTTGAAAAGAGAGGTTGGCGCAATAAGTTTTATGATGATGTAACACGTGATATTGTTGATGAGACAATGAAGAATATTTAGAACTTTACACAACGTCTTTATACTAATGAGACTGGTATATCAGAAGAAATAGACCGAAGAATTGCGTCATTACAGAGTGCGCGCGAACTGGAAGATTATTATGATACTAATAAGGAATATGACTTGGATGAATATGATAACGCTGGATATGAGGAATTGATAAAGGACGAAGAATTTAATCCGGTTGTATTAGAGCGAGGTAATGAAGATGAGTAAAAAAGTTATTGAAGTACTTCGCAATTAGTTAAATGATTTAAATAGTTAGGTTTAGCACTTTTATAAAGAAGGAATTGAATTAGAGAAAGGTGCGATTTTAACAGAAGAGTATTTGATTAAAAACGAGGAATTATTTAGTAAATATGCAAATTTTTTTACTGCTTATCCTGACCTTTTTATTGATTTAATTACTCCTAGTGATTCTAATTTTTCGCTTTTCTTTTTTTAGCGAATATTCTTGCGCGCTTGCATGCGATTTAGGTATCATTATTGTACTGCATGCCGTGCCTTTTCAAAAACTTTTATTTCAATTTTAGCTCTTTATCTTGAATGTATGTTTCGTCCTGGCGCAAAACTTTTTATATGCGCGCCAGGGAAGAACCAGTCAGCAAAGATAGCAAAAGATAAAATTTATGAAATATGGGATAAGTTGCCTTTTTTAAAAAAGGAGATCGTTGGGGATGGTAATTTTGGGAAGGACTATGTTACGCTAACTTTTCGAAATGGTTCAATATTTGACGTTGTCGGCGCGCTCGACTCTGAACGTGGCGGCCGCCGTAACGGTGGACTTATCGATGAGGTGCGCGATCATGATGGTGATATACTTAACGCAGTTGTTCTTCCTTTGATGAACGTATCACGTCGTACTGCAAGAGGTGAAGTTAATCCTAATGAACCTAACCAACAACAGTTATATATGACTTCGGCGGGCGTCAAGTCTTCATACGCATATGGACGACTTATAGACGTATTAGAAATGTCAATTATAAATCCAAAGCAAGCATTTATTTGGGGATGTGATTATCGAATTCCAGTAATGCATGGCCTTTTGGATAAACAATTTATTCAAGAGTTAAAAATGTCTCCTACTTACTAGGAAGAAACTTTCTCTCGAGAGTATCTTTCAATATGGAGTGGCGGCAGTGATGACTCTTGGTTTGATTTTGATAAGTTACAAAAATATAGAAAAATAAAGAACCCTGAAAGACACGCAATTTATAGAGAAGGCGCCAACTAGTTTTACTTATTATCAGTGGACGTTGGTCGAATTAATGACCAAACCGTTTGTTGTGTTTTTAGAGTTAACATCAATAAAGCTAAATATTATGCTACTTTAGTTAATCTTTTTGTTCTTGGACGTTAGTCTGAAACAAAAACATTTTATCAATAGGCTATTGATATAAAACGACTAATTAAAGATTTTAAACCAAAAGAAGTTGTAATTGACTGTAATGGTTTAGGAGTAGGTTTGGCTGATGAAATGATAAGAGAACAGATTGATGACAATGGCGTTGCTTATCCACCATATGGATTTTTTAATAATGATGAGTATAAAAAAACTCAACCTCGCGATTGTGAATTAATTCTTTATTCTTTAAAAGCTAATGGCCCTTTAAACTCAAAGATTCATGGCAATGCTTATTCAAAAATGAATAGCGGTGCCGTGCGTTTTCTTATAAAGGAGCAAGAAGCTAAGAATGCTTTAATGGCAACAAAAATTGGTTAGAAAATGACCGCGAAAGAACGTGTTGAACGTTTAATGCCACATGAAATGACTACCAAACTTTTTGAAGAAATGGCTAATTTGCGACTTAAGCGCACTGGCGTAGGCTTGGATATAACTTTGGAACAGATTAATTCTCGTTTTCCAAAAGATAAATTTTCTGCTTTTGAATACGGTTTATGGCGCATTAAAGAGTTAGAAGAAGAGTATTATAAAAAAGAAAAGCGCCGCGAGAGTTTGTTTGGTGAATCGCGCAAATTGGTGTTCTTCACAGGAGGATATTAATAATGGAACAAGAGAAAAACTTTAAGTTTGATTTGGCCTCCTTTAAAAAATCATTAGATGAGATGGTTGCCAGTAATGCGAACGATGCAAGAAATGTTTCAAGATATTATGAACGTTTTATTCATCGTACTTACACACTTGAAGATGTTGAAAGAATCATTCAATCTGGCTCCCTCTCAGAATAGCAAAAACTTTCAAGGACGTTTTTTTACAAAGACGGCTTTTATAAGAGAATATTAATATATTATGCTACTTTATTAAAGTTTATGGGTGTATTAATTCCTAATCCAACTTTTAATAAAAATCTCTCTGATACTTATATCCAAAAACGTTATAACGCAGCATTAGATTTTATTGAGAATTCTTCTATATAGACCTTATTTACTAATTGTTCTTTGAGAGTGTTAATTGATGGTTATTATTATGGTATTGTGCAAACTTTTGGCAAAGAAAGTTTTACACTGATGGACTTGCCCGCGCAGTATTGTCGTTCAATTGTTAAAGATTTAAAAGGTAATGATCTTGTTGAATTTAATGTTGCTTATTTTGATAGTTTTATGGATTAGGATATAAAGCGTGCAACGCTTGAAGCTTATCCAAAGATTATAAGACAATATTATCGTAAATGGACCGCCGGAAAAGTAGAGAGTTCATGGGTTTTACTTCCTATTGAATTGGCAGTATGTTTCAATCTTTTTGAAGGACTCCCAATGTTTTTAAGCGTAATTCCTGCAACAATTCAGTACGATGATACAGTAGATACAGAGCGCGAGCGTGATTTAGATGAAATTAGAAAAATTATTGTTCAAAAAATACCACACCTTTAGGATGGCGGCCTTCTGTTTGAACCAGAAGAAGCCGAGGTTATTCATAAAGGAACTGTAGGTATGTTAAAACAAAATAAGAATGTTTCTGTTTTAACTACTTATGCCGACGTTGATGCAATAGTTTCTAAGACTACATCTGAAGCAGTGTCTAACAATCTTGAAAAGATGGTTCAGAATATTTACAATGAAGGCGGCGTAAGTAATTAGATATTTGCCGCAACTGGTAATTTATCAGTTGAAATATCAATTAAAAATGATGTTGCTTTTATGATGCATTTAGCAAATAAGTATTCTATGTTCCTTTCTAACTTATTAAATTTAGTATTTAGTAATACAAATATTAATTTTAAGTATGAATTTTTACCAATAACATATTATAACGAATCAACATTTATTACTGATTCTTTTAAACTGGCACAGAGCGGTTACAGTTTTATTCTGCCGGCTTTGGCCCTGGGCGTTACTCAAAGGGATTTGGGCAATTTAAAAGACTTGGAAAATGATGTAATGAAGTTAGGCGAAAAACTCAAACCTTTGCAATCGGCTTATACACAAAGTGCAAACAGTGTTGGGGCGCCGGAAAAGAGTTCAGATGAAAAGTCTGAAAAGACAATAGCTAATGAAGTGTCATTAGATAATCAAGGAGGCGTAAATGAATAGTAATTATTCACAGTTCTCCGTAAACCTTTACGGTGAATTAGAAAAGCTTTCTCCTGTGTTATCAAAAGGTAGATGCCGCATTTTTTATAAATATGGTAATAGAAATGGTAGCTATATTTCAGACGAATTTGCTGAAAAATTAATTAGTACTTTGCCATATACTCCAGTTAAGGGCATTTACGATGAGGAATCTCAAGACTATACCGATCATGGTACAGAGCGCGACTTGGGTAGAATTTATGGAATAGTTCCAGAAAATCCAAATTTCGCATGGGAAACTCATTTAGATGAAGATGGAATACAAAGAGTATATGCTTGTTGCGACGTTTATATCTTTACCGCAATCTATAAAGAGGCCGCATAGATTAGTAATAAATCTTAGTCAATGGAACTTTATGCGCCTTCTATAAAAGGTTAGTGGGAATATATAGATGGACAAAAGTATTTTAAATTTGAAGACGGCTGTTTCTTGGGATTACAAATACTTGGTGATGAAACGGAACCTTGTTTTGAAGGTGCGGCTTTCTTTACTTTATATAACAAATTAAAAGAAATGGTTGAACAAATTGAAAAATATACAGTAGAATTCCGTGAAGAAGGGGGAAAGTCAAACATGGCTAGTTTGAATTTTAGACTTTCTGATAGAGAAAAATTTGATGCTTTATGGATGCTTTTAAATGATAAATATAATGAAGAAAATGAGTGGGCAATTACTTATGGAATTCAGGATATTTATGAAGAGTATGCTTTAGCTTTCAATTACGAAACAGGAAGTTATGAGCGTGTTTATTACACAAAAGATGATGAGGCTAATGTTATAACAATAACCGACCGCAAAGAGTGCTACATAATTGATATGCCAAAAGAAGAATATGAAGCACTTCAGATGCTGAAGGAATATAACAATGGCACATATGCTAATATAAATGAAAAATTTGAAAATATAGATACATTAAAAGCAGAAAATGAAGAGTTTAGCGCAAAAATTGAAGAGCTGAATAACAATATTTCTACTTTAACTACAGAAAGAGATGAAAACGCGCAGAATTTTTCTATTGCACAAGAAAAGATTGACGCTCTTACAGAAGAAGTTAATTCTTTGACTGCATATAAGAAAGAAATTGAAAAACAAGAAAAAGAACAGGTTCTTGATTCATATTCTGAACTTTTACCATCTGAAGTTCTCGAATCTTATACAGAGGAAAAACTTGAGCAGTATAATGCAACAGAACTTGATAAGGAACTTGCTTATGAATTGAAGAAAAATCATTCTGAAGTTTTCACCAATAAGCCTATGTTCGTTCCAAAGGACAACGTCCTGAAAGATGGCATAGAGAGTATTTTAGATAAGTATAAAAAATAATTTGGAGGATATGCTACAATGGCTAGATTAGTAATTGACGGTTTTGGTCAGTTAGAACTTAATAATGCGGCTTTTCGTAGAGATGGCCGTGTTGAAGCTCAGTGCAAGCTTGATCCAGTAGGATTTGCTTCTATCCCTGCAGAGAATGGAATGCTTCTTGCAGTAGATAAGGTAAATGGAATAGTTAAGCTTCCTGTTGCTAACGAAACACTTCCTATAGCAATCAACTATAGTGCAGAGCACATTTATGATGAGAGAATTGGTCTTAAGAATTTCAAGCTTACAGTAAATGATTTTTATCCAAGAATGGGTTATCTCGCTGTTGGTGATCTTTTTACAACAAACTGCGTAAGCTATGATACTTCTGAGTATGCAAATGAAACAGCTTTCAAGGCTGCTATCGCCGCAGTTAAGACCACAAAGGTTTATGGAACATATTCAACAGACGGTTCAATAATGGTAACCGCAACAAAGCCACAGGCAGGACTTACACTTGAAGTTGTTAAGCCTTTCACAATGCCTGATGGTCAGTATGCAATTCAGTTTAGAGTACTGGTTGCCTAACATTTTCGAAGGAGGTTAATTAAAAATGGCTACAATTAAAGAGATTAAAGAATTAGCTCTTCATGCTGCTAGAGGAACTGCTCCTGCTAACTATTCCAATGAAAATGTTAATGTTGCTCTTCGTGAAGAGATGAAGAACCTTGCTTCTAGCGTTAACGAATTCATGAGAAATCGTTATGATATTTATGATATTATAATTACTACAGCTGATGAAGTCGTTCCTAATAAGGTTATAAACGCTCTTGGAATGTTCGCAGACGTTCAGGTTGTTGGACAGGGCGAGAAGGCTATGTTTAGAAAGACTGCTGGTAAACTCAGAGCTAAGAAGTTCCTTACACAGGTTGGACTTTCCGGAGTTTATGAGACATTCAGACTTGATAAGGATACATTTGAAGTTTCTGCTCATGCAGTAGGCGGCGCAGCTACAATTGATTTCGAGAGATTCCTTGATGGCGCTGAAGACATGGCAGAGATTATGGATATAATTACAGAAGGACTTACAGATGCTGTATTTGGTGAAGTTCAGAAGGCACTTAAGGCTGCTGTTACTGCTACAGCTAGACCTGCTACAAACCTCATTTCAAAGAATACATTCGTTCCTGCTGATATGCTTAAGCTTGTTAATATCGCTAGAGCATATGGATCAAGCGCAGTAATATTTGCTCCGCCTGAATTCGTAGCAGCTATGGGACCTGATGCTATAGTTCCAGTTGGAACATATGGATCATCCTATCCTGCAGTTGGAGTTTATGCTCCTCAGGACATTGATGCTATACATAATACTGGATACATCAATATCTTCCGTGGAACACCTATTGTTCAGATTCCACAGTCTTTCGTTGATGAGACCAATACAGCAACAGAGATCGATCCTCAGCTTGCATATGTTCTGCCTGCTGGAAAGGAGAAGGTTGTTAAGGTTGTTCTTGAAGGCGCTACACAGATTCATGACTTCACAAATAGAGATAATTCTATGGAAATTCATGCTTATAAGAAGATGGGATGCGCTATATTGACACATTATAACTGGGGTATTTATCAGAATACTGGTATCACTCAGACATATAATGGTTAATCCTTACGGTGTATGATTGATTAATTGTGAGGAAGGAAGGTTTTTCTTCCTTCCTCTATTTTTTTAAAACTAAAAAAAATGAGTTAAAAGGAGAAATTTATAATGGATAATAAGAAAGTTTATGTGGTAAGTACAGTTAATGGAACTGTTGGTATCAGTTTACCAGAGTACGGTTTTAGGAAGGATTGGACAAAGAAAGGGCAAAAAGTTGCTATTGATAAGGAACTTTTAGAGAATATAATGTTCGATCCGGGTACAGAATATATGTTTAGAACTGGTATGCTTTATATTGAAGACATGGAAGTTAAAAAGGAGTTAGGTCTTGAACCTGAAGATGCTACAGAGCCAGAGAATATAATTGTACTTAGTGACGCAGAAATGAAGAGATATTTAACTGTGTTGCCGCTTCATGAGTTTAAGGAAAAGTTAGCTAATCTTTCAATAGAACAGAAGAAAAATATGGTCGATTATGCTGTTGAAAATGAGATAATTAATCTTGAAAAGTGTGAACTTTTAAAGGAAGCAACTGGCTTAAATATTGTTAGAATGATTGAATTAAACAGACAGAATAAGGAGGTATAATTATGACCTCGTTCCAAAAAGTATATGATGCTTTTTTGGTAAAAATGTTAGAAGATGAATGGGTTGAATGGGATGAAGAAGAAGTAAAAGAAGACTTATTCAACTTATTATAGGGCGCGATTCCATGGTTTAAGTTTCCAAGAAAAAGCTTAGATTATACTGAAGAAGGATTCGTAGAAGACTTAGATAATATAGAAATCCAAATTTTAGCTTGTTATATGAAATGTGAGTGGTTAAATAGAACCATTCTTACTTGGGAGAATATAAAGCCGCTTTATGAAGAAAGAGATTTCTCTCAAGCTAATCTGCTTAGTAAATTCAATGAAACTTTAGAAGCGGAGAAATATAATGCACTAAAGTTGGAAAGAATTTACTATAGATCTATTAAAGGAGCGCCTTTTGACTATACCAAATTGGCAAATAACGAATGAAGGGTGCTGAAGAGGGCTATATAAACAAGCTAAAAAATAAGCTATTTGGATTGTTGTGTGAAAGAGAAAAAAATAGGGATTGGGAGAAATTTTTAGATGCAATTTTAATAGAATTGTATGGATATGAAGATTCTCAAAAAACCATCGACTATTATATTCTTTATTACAAGCTAAGTTCTTTAAGGTATTTAAAATATGAATACTTTAGAAGTACAATCTTTGATTGTATGAATTTGTTAGGTAAAACTAATGAGTTATTTTGATATTTATAAAAAAAGAGTTAATAGATACGGAAACGACTATTAGGAACGCGTACAAAGAGAAAGAGAACGTTTATTTGACCTTTATTTATTAAAGACAATTTATAGAGTTGATTTTTAGTATGAGGAAGAAATGATTGCTGGCTCTTTGGAAAAATATAAGTAGGATGAAACCCAGACATTACAATATTTACTTACTAAAACAGACGTTAACATTCCTGGTGGAACCATTTTAATGATTCCAGATAAGGATATGATAGAATAGCCATGGATGGTTTATTATTTAGAAAATATTAAAGCCAGTGGTTATAATAGATATGTTGTTGTTAGAATGACGCATTATATTACGTGGACGGCGCGCGACGGTTCTACATAGTCATCTTGGGCATATATGTATGGTCAGGAAGATAATATGTTAAAAGATGAAATACGTTCAAGAAGCCGTATGGATACAATATATGCAGAAAATCTAAAACTGAGTTTCTTGCTTATGCCAACTAATGGTAAGATAAAGAAAGAAGACTATATAATTATAGGTGAGGGTGACCTATAGGAACAATATGTAGTTACTGGTTATGATATTCAATCAACAGAAGGTGTTGAATATGTCAGCGTCGATCCTATTTATGAATATGACTTGACGCCCGCGCCGAAGAAGGAAGAGGGAGATTCAGATGATGAATTCTTCTGGCTTACAGGAGGTGCTGAATAATGGCTGTTAGAAAGTTGTAGGAAATGGGAGAGAATTTGCAGACTATTGTAAAGCGTTTAACTGCAAATTAGAATTTATTAAAGTTATTATATTATAATGATAAGGACCCCCTTAATAAGCCGGATTTGTCAAAAGAACAAATAAGTAATGAAGTATTTAATAAATTAATAAAAATTGTTCCAAAGCTTGACCCAAAAGAAACCGCTAATTCAATTATATCTTTTAGAGTTGTTAGAGGTAGAAAAACTAGTGCAAATAGTGAATTTAATAATATTACTATTAACTTTGAAGTTTTTGTGCCGCTCACTTAGTGGATGATAAAAGATGTAAGTTTAAGACCTTTTTTAATTATGAGCGAAATTGAAAAATGCTTAGATGGAAAGACAATTAATGGTTTAGGAAAAATGGAATGTAATGGATTTGATATAAACTTTTTAACTACTGAAATTTCTTGTTATGAAATGATTTTTAGTGTGGTAACTTATGATTAATGCTAAATTTTTTATAGGCTTCCCAGAAGACTATAAAGGAATTTGTTATGTTTACCCGCCAACAGTTAAAGAGGTTATTGGAAATTCAAAATTTTCTATTTATCGCTCAATTTTAATGATTTCTAATGAAGATATAGAAGATAGGATAATAGAAAAGGAAGGGGATATAACAAAAGATACTTATGTCCCCTCTCCTTTCGATTATGTAATGTCTCTTGCATATTAGGGTGGCGAGACGCGGCAATTAGTTATTGATTCTTTTTATTTTTTCATACATGAACCGGTTACTTTTTTGTTTTAGGAAAAAAAGATAATTATTGGGGATTTAAAGGAAAATTTAAATTTGATTAAAAATGTAGAAGATTTAAGAATTTTAACTGAAGAAGACTTTTTTGAGTTTTAGAACTTGTTGCGCGCCGCCATTGGAGAAAAGGATGCAAAGCCGCCAGTTCCTAATGAGCATCCTAAAGTTAAGAAAATGAAAGCTAAGGCTAGATATAGAGATAGAGTTAAAGCTAAACAGGATGGTATAACTTTAGGAACGAGTTTAACAGCAATTTGTTGTATGGGAATTGGGATTAATCCACTTAATATCAGAGAGATTAGTTATTGCGCGATTGGGTATTTAACTAGAATGTATCAAGATAAGGAAAAGTATTAGATTGATATTGATAGTTTACTGGCCGGCGCAAAAGCAAGTGATGTAAAATTAAAATATTGGATTAGAGAAGATAAAGATTAAGGAGGCTATTACTATAATGGCAAATATACTTGACAGATATGGTATAAAAGAGGTCGCTGACGTTACATTCTATGACATCGTAGTTGATGATAAGGGTATGTCAACAATGGGCGCACCTGTTCTGTATCTTGAAACATTAAAAGTTTCTACTATCGAGACAACTGCAGAGAACGTTTCCGCTCGTGGTGGTAAGGGTAACCCAGAGCTTATTACTTGGGACTATGGTAAGGAAATCACAGTTACACTTGAAGACGCTCTGTTCTCAGCTAAGTCAATGGCTATCATGTTTGGTTCACTTGACCCAGATGGTAAGACTGTTGTTGGCTCTTCCGCTTCTATTTATAAGACAGTTCCTGCTGCTCAGGTAACAACAGATGGAAAGACAACAATAAATGGTGCTGAAGTTACAATTCCTACAAGTGCTACATATTATGACCAGGAAGGATCAGTTGTTGAGTCAACAACAACTTGGGCTTATGTAACATTCCTTGTTAACACAAAAGACACAAAGGTAATTGAAGTTTCTTCTGCTACATTCCCTGGAACATATTATATTACAGGCGATACATATGCTAGACGTGAGGCTGATGGTAAGGATGAATTCTTCCAGTTCATAATTCCAAAGGCAAAGGTTACATCTGAAGTAACACTTACAATGGAAGCTGAAGGAGATCCTTCAACATTCTCTATGAACCTTAGAGTTCTTAGACCTGCTGACGGTCAGATGATGAAGCTTGTTCAGTATGCTCTTGCAGCAAACGGCTAATAAGTAAAAATTAAAGGGCGGAGGTTGGTCTCCGCTCTTTTTTATTAAGAGGTTTTAACTATGGATCAAAATGTTTTAATGGGTGCAAAAGAACTGTACGATGTTGTGCTAAAAGCTACTTATCCTATAGAGATGGGAAATCGTACAATTCAAACTGGCGAAGTAATCTTGGCTTTTGATAATATACTTATGTCCGGTTTCCAAGAGCAAAAAGACAGAGTTACTGCACATGGCGGTTTTGATGATAGGGATTTGGTGTTTTGGGAAACAACAAAAGAAATCGCTTTAAACTTTACACAAGGCGTATTTTCATTAGAACATTTAGCCATAATGAGTAATTCAAAATTAATTAATTTAGAACAAGATAATAGTAGTGTTAAAATTACACAACGTGAATATCTTGAAAGTGATGAAAATGGAGAAATAAAACTAAAGCACACACCGGTAGGAGAACCTTTTTTATATAATAAGGAGACTGGGGAAAAACTTGAGTTTGAGATAGATGGTGATATAATAACCATAAGCACGCCATATACAGAAGTTTATGTTACTTATGAATATGAATATGTATAGGGCGGCAGTGTAATAAAAGTAGGAAATAGACTTTTTAAAGGTTTTTTATCACTTGAAGGAAAGACGAGATTAAAGGAAGATACAAATGGACAAGTAGTAACTGGTATTATAAAAATACCAAAGTTAAAATTAATGTCTGATTTATCTATAAGACTTGGGCGTCAAGTGGATCCCGCAGTTGCAAGTTTTAGGGCGGTAGGCGTACCGGTTGGGAGACGAGGGAATGATTACGTTTGTGAATTATATTCTCTTAATGATGATATAGATAGTGATATGTAAAAAGAGTCAGCATTAATTTTAATTAATGCTGATTTTTTATTTTGGAGGAAAAAGTAATGCCAAGAAAAGAAGTTTTTAATCTAACAATTGATGTTGGCGCGAATATATCATAGGCGTAGTCTGCCGCCAAATCTTTACAATAGGCTTTTTCTAGGGTTAATTTAACCGAAGGAATTAAGAAAGGATTAGATAAGACTTTTGGTGATTTAGAGAAAGAATTAAATAATTTTGCTTCAATGACAAGCAAGCCTTTTACAGATATGAAAGATATTCAAAAGGCAGAAAAGTCGTTTGAAAAAATTAATGATTTATTAAATGAACTGCAAGTTTAGGGTAAAACTATTGCGGGAATGGATTTAAGTAAGTTTTTACCTAATGATACGGTTAATAAACTTAAATCTTTTAATGATTAGTTAAAATAGGTTAGGCAAAGTTAGGAAAATTTGTCTAGGCAAAAACTGGATTTAACTAAGCAATATGATGATTACAATAAAAGAATAAATGATGTAAAGAATGAATTATAGACTTTAAAAGATATAGAAGATAATAGGTAGAAAACAGGTAAAGGACTTACATAGAGCCAACAAGATTAGGTTATACGATATACTAATGAATTAAAAAAGTTAGAAAGTGAACAAGAAGAAGTAAATAAAAAAATCACGGATTTAAATAAAATTAAACCTGAAGGTCTTTAGAGACTACGTGAATCATTAAAAGAATTTAGTGGTGCTTCAAGCTTAAGGGAAATTCCTACTAATCTTGACAATATTTAGAAATATATTGATAATCTTTCTGATGAAGAAATAAAAAAAGTTGCTGTTGCCATGGGCGCAGTAAAAGATGAAAGTGAAAATCTTAGTCGTGGTCAATATATTCAAGAGATAACTAGACAACTCAATGATTGTGGAGATTAGGGTAGAGAGTTAAACGAAGTAGCAAAAGAAGTTGAACGTCTCGGTGAACAAGTAAAACAATTCTTCTCAATTGGTAACACAATTCAACTCTTTAAACGTGCAGTGCGCGATGCCATGGCTACGGTTAAAGAACTTGATGCAACGATGACAGAAACCGCAACAGTTACTGATTTTTCAATTAGTGACATGTGGGAGCAGTTGCCACGCTATACTGATGAAGCTAATAAACTTGGTACTTCAATTAATTCACTTTATAAAGCTACGACACTTTATTATCAGCAAGGTCTTGATACAAATGAGGCTATGGCCCTTGGTATTGAAACTATAAAGATGGCGCGTGTCGCAAATATGGATGCGGCACTTGCTACTGACTTGATGACGGCAGCACTCCGTGGATTTAACATGGAACTGAATGAAATGTCGGCCGTAAGGATTAACGATGTTTACTCAGAGCTTGCTGCTGTAACCGCTGCTGACACAGATGAAATCGGTATTGCAATTTCTAAGACGGCATCAATCGCGCACTCCGCAAATATGGAGTTCGAGACAACCGCTGCATTCCTCTCATAGATTATTGAAACAACGAGAGAGGCTCCAGAAACTGCCGGTACTGCAATGAAGACGATTATTGCTCGTTTTTCAGAGGTTAAAAAGTTATATAGTGAAGGATAGATACTTGGAACTGATGAAGAAGGCGAAGCAATTAATGTAAATAAAATTTAGGAAGCTTTAAGAACCGTTGGTATTGATATGACGAAGTTCTTCGTTGGTGCTGAAGGGCTTGATGATGTACTCTTAAGGCTTGCTCAAAAATGGGATACACTTGATGTTGCGACACAAAGATATATCGCTACTTAGGCCGCCGGTTCTAGACAACAGTCACGTTTCTTGGCTATGATGAGTGACTATGATAGAACGATGGAACTGGTTAATGCAGCCTATGATAGTGCAGGATCTGGTCAGGCGCAATTTGAGAAGACACTTGATTCTATGCAAGCTAAGTTAGCTGAGTTGAAAAATGCTTGGGATTAGTTTGTTATGGGATTGGCAAATAATGAGATACTTAAGACTGGTGTAGATATACTTACCGGTATATTAAGTACAATTAATGATATTATTAGTGCCGTTTCTGGAAATAATGGATTAGTAAAGTCTATTTTAAGTCTTGGTTCTGCTTTTTTAGCATTACGTGGTGGTGCTAAAATTTTTGGCGGAAAAGATGGGAAGGTTGGTTTATTAGATAAAATTATTGGAACCATTAAAGGTACAAATACTGAAAATAAAATAAAGAAAAATAGTTTACAAATTGGATAGTCTATAGGAAAAGCAATAGGTAAAGGTATTGAAGGTACTGGAAATATTGTTTAGAAGTCAATTAATAAAATTATTTCTTCAAAAGATAACGGTTTTTGGAAAAGCTTAAAAACTGATATATCAAACCTTTTTAATGGTAATAATATAGGAAAAGATTATAGTCAAGTTACCGAGGAATAGTATAAAGCTGCATATGATAAATTGTCTAAAGGTCAAAAATCTCATGCTACTTCTTTAATAAATAAAGGATAGAGAGAAGAAGCTATAAAATATATAGAGTAGCAAAAAATTGCAGTAGAGGGAGTAATTGATAAAGAGCAAGCTTGGGCAGAAAGTAGCTAGAAAGTTGGTAATGCAATTTCAGGAGTCGGTATAGCTTTAACAACTGTAGGAGGTTTAATTTCTTAGCAGAATGAAGAGCTTGGTAATACTATTTCTACTCTTGGTTTAATTATTACAAGTGTAGGCGGTATAATTAGTATGTTTCCTGCTATTAAAGCGGGTATTGATAGTATAACCGCCTCTATGGCAGCTAATCCGGTAGGGGCAACAATTACGGCAATTGTTATTGGAATTACAACTTTAGTCACTTTGTTTAATGCTCTTTCCAATTCTTCAGAAAAAGCTTTAAAAAAAGCAGAAGAAAAAGCAAAAAAATCGGCTGAAGCTGCACGTGAAGCTTAGTAGGCTTATGATGATTTATTAAGTAATAGAAATAATTATAATGAACTCGAAAATAAAGTTAAATCATTGACAGAAGGAACTCGAGAGTGGACAGAAGCCGTTAGAGAGTTAAATACTGCAGTTCTTGAATTGACATAGAAATATGAAGGTTTAGAAATAGTAGTAGATGGCGCAGGCAATATTTCAATAACTGATGAAAGTTGGAATAAAGTTTAGGAACAATAGAGAAAAAAATTACAAGAAAAATAGTTTACTGCTGCAAAAGATGCTATAGATAGAGAACAAAAAAGAGTTAAAAATGCTAGAGAAAATACTAAGATAATAGATGGATCAGGTAAAGCTGTTACCGATATATAGACAAAAGAAAATGGTGAAATAGACGAAGAATGGGTAAAATCTTAGAATTATAATTGGGCTGAGACTGTAGACCTTACTGAAGCTGAAAAAAGTCTAGAAAGAGAACGAAAAAATTTAATTACATGGTTTGCTGCGGATATTATAAAAAATAAAGAAGAAGCCAACTAGATTAGCTCAGCTATGTCTAAAATTCTTGGAGAAGCTATAGATAATATACAAACTCCCGAAGAAATGTAGGGAAAAATAAAATAGTTTTAGGAAGAATTTGGAAAGTTATCAAATAAAGCCAAAGGTCTTTTTTCTGGAGAAGTTATTTTTGGAAATGCAATTGATGATTATAAAGATTTTGGTATTAGTGAAGAATTCTATAAAGAAAATACAGATGCAATAGATAAGTTAATAGAAGAAAATAAAAATAACGTAGAAAAAGTTTAGACAGAACTAGGTAGAGTTGGTTTAAGTCTTGATGAAGTTGGCACAAAAGATGCAAAAGCATTTATTGATAAAACTTCTAAGATGAGTATTGGTTCAGCTAAAGCATTTTACAAAGCTTGGGATGATATTAGACAAAAGAATCCAAATTTAGGGTCAAATTTACTTAATTTTGAAGCTAATAATATTAATGATTTAACTTCAATCGTAAAAATGATGCGTGAAGCTGGAGTTGAAGCCGAAAAAATTGAAGAATATTGGAAGGCCGCAACCGTAGGCGTGGAAAATTATGGTACAAAATTAGGTGATGTACTTAATAGAGGAGACGCATTAAGAGATTCTATAAAAAGTATAAATGAGCTTATTGAACGAGCTGATTCGGGTGCATTAACTCAAGAAGATGTAGAAAGAATTTTAGGTGCTGGTTTTGATATTTCTAATCTTCAATAGACGGCAGAAGGGTGGCAATTAATTGGCGTTTCAATTGAAGAAGTAAGACGTGCTTTAAATGGAGATTTAGCCGAAGAAGAAGCAATAACTACAGATATAATAAAAGAGCAAATACTTGAAACTCAAAAAGAGTTAGATAAATTAGCTAATATAAGTAATAATGACCCTGCTGCTATTGCACGAAGAGAATATTTAACAAATTAGTTATCAGAATTAGAAAAATCTTATACTGTCGCAGAAAAAAACGAAGCTTTTGCATAGGCATCTAAATATACTGCTTAGGAAAATGAAGTTCGGGGCGGTTCTGAAGAAAGCATAGTTTATAGTGCATAGAATGAAGCACAACGTGCGGGGTATGATACAGAAGAGCTTGATGCTTATGCGCTTTCTCTTTAGAATATAAATTAGAACTTATAGAATAATAAAGCTACAGCATACGAAGTTGCATTAAGCAATATGAATTTAAATGCAGGCTTAGATGAAATTATAGGTAGCTATAATGATTGGGTAGGTTTAATTGATTAGGATTCTGGTTTAATTAAAGCTACTACTTCAGATGATGCTAAAGCTTATAATGATTTAAGAGATAGTGTTAACAAAATGCTTAACGCTTCTGAAGATTTATCTGACGAATTTTGGAATAATGCTAAAAATATTGAAAATATTAAAAAGGCTGCAGAAGGTGATACCGAAGCTCTTGGAGAATTATAGGTTGCGGCTGCACAAGATTATTTAATAAATTTAGGTTTAGATCCAGAAGCTCAAAATATAGTCAATGATTTTGCTAATGAGTTAGAAAATTGGGAATTACCAACGCTTGAAGCTGGAGTTGAATTAACTGGACAAGATGATTTTATTGCTGCTTGTCAAGAAATGATAAATGCTTCTGGCATGACTGCTGATTAGGTATCTGAGTATTTTAAGAGATTAGGTTATGATGTTGAATTTGATGGGCATACTACACCTATAACACAGACTCGTTATTATCCATAGACATCTTATTCAATAAAAAGAGATGACGAAGGCAATATAACTGATATGATACCTTCTACCGATATGGTACCTGTTACTTGGACAGAAGATGTAATGGCCCCATCCATAAAAACTCTTACTTCTACTGGTTCTGGCGGTGGTGGAATTTCTACTAAGAACCTTACTGGTGGGAAGGGTAATGCAAGTAAAGGCAAGAAAGGCGGCGGTGGAGGCGGTGGTTCGTCCAAAAAACAAGATAATTGGAAGAATCCATATGACAAATACTATAATCTAACTGAAAAAATTAACGAAGCCCTTCGTACTCGTGAAAAAATAGAGCGTGATTATGACCGGATCCTTAAACGTAGAGAGCGCACTGCCGCAGAATTGCTTAAAAATTCGGCGCAAGAGATTGCAAATCTTCGCCAAGAAGTTGAATATCAAAAGCGTCTCCAAGCTGGACGTCGTGAGCAAATTGAAAATCTTGCTAATGAACGTTATGATAATGGTGACCAAAGAACTACCTTTGAAAAGATGGGTGTTACAAAGTATGCTAACTACAACTTTGATACTCAAACGATTCAAATTGATTGGGCCGCTATTGAAGCCGTAAGAGATGAAGAACTTGGCAAGGCAATTGAAGCATATGTCGGCCGCTTGGAAGAGTTGCAAGGACAATTTGAAGATACTCAAACAACCATTGAAGATATGGAAGATACCATTTGGGAAATTAACCAAAGAGGAAAAGAAGAGTATCTTAGTTTTGAACAAAGAATTATTGATGCTTTAATAAATGCTGACCAAAAATTAATAGATGATTTAAGTGCAAAATTTGATAGTATAAATGAAGCTAATTCCCGCGTTTTATCTAGTATGCAAGAGTCGATAGACCTTGAGCGTTAGATAAGAGATAATACTAAGACAGAAGATGATATTGCTTCAAAGGAAGCAAGACTTGCTTATTTACGTCGTGACACATCCGGCGCGAACCAGATGGAGATTATGAAGCTTGAGCAAGATTTAGCCGATGCGAGGTAGAATTATTCTGATTAGTTAATTGATTAGGGAATGCAGAAGTTAAGTGACGAGAACGAGAAGGCTTCATAGCAGCGTTAGGAATAGATTGATATTATGCAAGCTATTCATGATTGGACAGTTTAGAGTGGTGGATTTAATGCAACGGCTGAAAGATTAATTAATGAAACTGCTGCAGCTGGAGAAGTAACAGAAGAAGTTAAGAAATTATTACAAGATAATGAAGGCTGGACTTCCATGACAAAATTTGCGGGTGAAGATTGGATGACTAAACTTGCAAATGAGTATAAAGCTGCCATGGAAGGTATGAGCAATTTTAAGGTTGACCAAGAGAAGCTTAAGCATACTTCTTCTAATAATACAATGTCGGTTCAAGATGAACACGATGTAAATAAAACAGCAGATGTTTGGTTTGATAATACATTACAACGTTGGATTGATAAATCTGGTAATCTTTATGATATTTATTGGGATGCTACTGCTAATAAAGGTAGTGGTGCATATGTATATAGTAATAAATAGGCTAAAGACACTACCGATCCAAATGCTTGGCTAAAAGATTATTTAGCTTCAATATAGAAAGCTTTGGATGGAAAAGCTTCAAGTACATCAGGTAGTAATACTGGTGGTAATAGTGGTAATAGTGGTAATAGTGGATCAGGTAACAAGACTTCTGCACCAAAAAAATATTATAGAGCTTAGATAAAAGATGGGCCAAATACTTTATGGACGGGTAGTACAAAACATTCTTCTACTTCAGCCGCCGAAAAAGAGGCTAAAGAGTATTTAGGAAAAATGAGACAAGATAAATATAATGCATGGAAAAATGCTTCTTCTTCAGAAAAAGAAATTTTTAGACAAATATTAGCGCAATGGAATAGGGCTAATGCTTCTTATAAAACGTATAAAACCGGCGGCTTAAGCACTCAAACAGGTCTCGCATGGCTCGACGGAACCGCATCCCACCCAGAGCTCGTATTAAATGCGCGCGATACCGAAAACTTTATCCAATTAAAAGATATTCTCTCCGATATGGGGTCACTCGACAAACTTCAAAATGGTGGAGATAACTACTATAATTTCGACATTAAAGTAGACCAGTTAGCAAATGATTATGATGTTGATAAGTTAATTGGAAAGATTAAAAATGAAATTAACAAAGACGCAACTTACCGCAACGTAAATGCGATTAACTTAATTCGTTAAGTTTAGGAGGAAAAGGAATGGCATCAAGAGCTTACTTTAAAGGTGACTTTATGGGATTTACTTTTGATGGTAAACATTCTTCCGATATGGGAATCGTTAGAACAAGTGATGGGAGTAGATACAATTCTGAGCTACTCCCATCGTTTAACGATGTTACGGTTGCCGTTCCTGGCGGGGATGGGACTTATTATTTCGGAAGTTATTATCAGCAAAAAGTTTTTTCAGTCCCTTTTGCCACAGATGAACTTACGGAAAGTGAGTTTAGAGAATTAAGAAAATGGTTTGGAGATAAAGGAATTCATTAGTTGATATTCGATGAGGCGCCGTATAAGGCTTATAGTGCGAAGATTGCGGCAGTACCAAATTTTAATTATATATGTTTTGATGAAGTTGCACCAATGGAAAGAAGTGCAGGTGTGCAGAGGATTTATAAGGGCGAAGGTACGATTTAGTTTGTATGCTATTATCCGTTCGCGCGCAGTGTAAATAAATATTTAAGTGAATATGATGGATACGATACTTTTAGATATTTTTTAACTTCTGATACAGAAAAGCAAGATGGAAAAACTTATTATATAAAAAACGAAGATGAAGAATACGTAGAATTTACAGGTCAAGCCTTTGTTGAAGGACAAAAATATTACGAAAGAAAACGCGTTCCTTTTGAATGGGCGGCCGCCAGTGGGATGCTTCATACAGGAGAAACGAGATCTGGAAGCGGGGAATACTTAGATAGAGTTTATTCTAGAGGCAGTGGTGAAAATAATGTTATTTTTGTAAGAAATTAGGGTGATTTAGACACGGATTTTTTGTTATATTGTTAGGCAACTTCTTAGAGTCCATTTACGATTCATTTTTATCAAAATGACGTAGGTGAACTAACAAATTATAAAATGACTTTTAAAGATATTCCAGAAGGCACTTATTTTAGAATTAATAGTAAGGCTAATTTAGTAGAAGTAACCGATGAAAACGGCAACCCTACTGGAGGATTATTAAATAAATATATTACTGCTGGCAATTTCTTTAAAATACCTGCAAATAGTTCAACTTATTTTTATTTTAGTACTGGAAATAATATTATGAAGAATATTGAATATGATTATCTTTATTATTGAGTTAAAAGGAGGGGCTTATGGAACAATTCAAAGATGCTTATGAAATAAGCCTTTGGGAAGACGTACCAGTTGCGGCTTCTGGCAGTGGGGATAATGAGATTCCCACTCATTATGAGGAAGAAAAAATTGGTGTAATTGGTTCTGATTCGATGACTGCGCAGTGGCGCGCCGTAGAACCAAGACTTACATAGAATGTCAATGGTACTAATACCTTTTCATTTAAAATGTTTTATACCTATATTGATACAATAACAGGCGAAAGAAAGGATAATCCTTTTAAGACATTGCTTGTTAATGAGAGAAAAGTTAAAGTTAAATGGAAGGGTGAATGGTACGATTTTGTTATAAAAAATATTAATGAAGATTCAAGCGGAAAATCAGTTACTTATACTTGTTAGGATTAGTTTATTAATGAATTGAGTAAGAATGGTTTTAATCTTGAGTTTGATAATGAACTTGGGAATAACATGGGGACCGCGCAGGAACTTGCATAGACGGTGCTTGATGGAACTGATTGGGTTGTTCCAGAAGGATAGGCCCCAATTAAGCAATATAGAGAAGAACCAGTTTATGATGTTACTGTAAATGGAAAAAGAATTTTAGTATTCTATTCTGTTGTACAAAACTACGCAACTGATTTTTAGTATTGGTATGATTCTTCTAATATTTATGTGCGTGATGGTACTTCAATGCTTGTTACTAATGGTGAATGTAAGAGCGCGGTTGCTTCTTGGAATGAAAAAACTAATACAGCGACAATTACAAATGATTCTATTTTAGGAACAGCTACTATTACTTTTACGTCAGGACAAATTTCTAACGAGTACCACGCAAAGCGTTTAGTCAAATCACAAGAAACTGCTTTTTGTCCTCCGTTAAATAGATATGTTTTAAAGTATAAAAAAGGTAATGATACCTATTATGGTTATGAAACTACTTCATATACGGACCCAACTCTTGTAACTGATTATATTGTTAATGGGCGCGCTTTTACTAGTACTTAGGGGTGGACTGGTGCGAACTGGAACGTGTATCCTCCTTATTCAACCGGCGCGGAAAATGTAACTAGTTATTTAATTATTCCAAAAGGTAGTTGGATTTAGAATTCTACTCTTTATGATTATAGATATGGTAGATTTAAAAACGGTCTTACTAAAGGTGAAAAATTAGTTTTAAGAATTAAGGCTAAATATGGTAATAACACTGCACCAGATAGCTATTTTACTGGTGGGATAAATGATATACGTGTTTCATCAACTAATAGCGGAGGGACTAATTATATTGGTGTTGATTCTACTATAGTAGAAACAGATGAGCTTGGTAATAATACTGGTTGGGTTCGTTATATACTCAAAGTAACTTCTTCTTGTGCTTATAACAATTTAATTAGTAACACTCCAGTTACTTTAAGATTTAAATATAGCAATTAGACATCTTCTATTACTCATCTTTGGATAGAAGAAATACAATTTTTTGACTATATTACTGATGCTTCTGGAAAACTTTTAATTCCTTCAGAATACGATGTTGATGGTGTTGTAAAAACAGAATGGCGTTATTTTGCTGAACAATATTTAACAGCATCTTCAGAAGAAGACATTGTATTTTCTGATTATAGTGATACGCCTAACTTAAATTATATTCCAGATTACCCCGAAGGTAATAAAGTTGGCGAAAAAATTCGTAGTATCACTGGTAAGAACTCAAATAGATTTAATTGGATTTAGACAATAGCTGAAACTTTTGAGTGCTGGGCAAAATTTTATATTGAGCATAATCCCGAAACTGGTGAACTCAAATATTATAACGGTGTGCCGCATAAAGAAGTAACTTTTGTAGAAGAAATTGGCGATAATACCGGTTTAAGTTTTGTTTATGGAATAGACCTTAATACGATAAGCCGCACCATTAATTCAGATTAGATTGCTACAAAAGTTATTGTTAGTCCTAACTCAAATGAATTTGCAGAAGATGGCTTCTGTACAATTGCGCGCTCTAGTGAAAATTATTCAAAAGCAAATTTTATTCTTGATTTTGGATATTATATAAATTAGGGAATGTTAAGTAGCGGAGAGATAAACCGCGATTTATATGATTCAAGTGATAGCGGTAATGGTATTGGATATTATTATTGGTTAAGATAGTTTAATACACAATACGACTAGATAACAGATGATATTGTTGATTTAAAAGCTTAGTTAGATAGATATAACTCTGCTTTAGATAATTATACAAAACTTTGTGATTCTACTACAAAAGAAATTAGCTCCGTTGAAACTCGTTTAATGGGATATGCTGGACTTTCTGGTAGTTATAATAAAACTAAAGTTTATAATTATGTTAAAAATCATAAAGATTATTAGGCAGTTTAGACACTTTGGGATACTTTAACTAGATTAAATACTGAATTACCTAAATATCAAGAAACTAAGAATTAGATAGATGTTTAGGTAACAAAATTAAAAAATGATATTGAAGCAAAAGAAACTGAACAAAAAACAATAGAAGGAAACATAAAAGAACTCGACGAGAAATTCTATAAAAAATATGCACGCTTCATATAGGAAGGTTCATGGATTTCAGAAGATTATTATGATGATAATCTTTACTATCTTGATGCTGAAAGCGTTGCTTATACGAGTTCGCGCCCTCAAATTCAATATAATATAAATGTATTACGTTTAAGCGCACTTGATGAATTTAAGAATAAAATCTTTAATGTTGGCGATAAGGCCTATATCGAAGATACTGAATTCTTTGGTTATTTAAATGATAGAATAACTCCATATAAAGAAGAGGTAATTATTTCAGAAATAACCTCAGTATTTGATTCACCTGAGCAAGATACAATAACTGTTCAAAACTACAAAACATAGTTTGAAGACTTGTTCCAACGTATAACTGCAACAACCCAATCGCTCTAGTATGCATCTGGCGCGTATAATCGTGCGGCTTCAATAGTTGAGCCTACGGGAGAAATCAACTCTTGGACGCTTGAAAAGTCATTTGCATATAATGAACAGTTGGCTTGGCGCGCGACGGATGATTCAGTTGTTATTAATGCAACAGGTATTACTGCTGTTGATACAACAAATCCGCAACATATGGTTAGGCTTAGTAGTGCTGGCCTTCAAGTTTCTGATGATGGTGGTGTTACTTGGACTGTTGGTGTAAGTGGCGCTGGAATTTCGACACAGAATTTAACTGCGGGCAGCATTAATGTTGATAACATTTAGATACTTAGTGGGAGTTATAAGACTTTTACTTGGAATAAATATGGTATAAATGCGTATTACTATGAAACTGATTAGAGTGGAAATATAAATGTTAATAGCAATACTTTTGTAAGATTTGATAGATATGGTCTCTATGGTATTAATAATATTGGTGAAAGTGACGCGGAATACAAACCTGAATCTGAAAGTTAGATATGGAAAGATGCAAATTTTGCTGTTACTTGGAAAGGTTTTAAGTTAAAAACTGATACCGGCGCCGTAACGATCACTTCTGAAGATGATATTAGTGTTTGGGATGAAGAAAATATTAATCGTGTAAAAATAGGTAAGCTTCGTGGTTAGGAAACTAGTGGTGATCCAAATATTTATGGAATCAGAATTTCTAAACCTGAAGAAAGGAATGGGTAGATTGTTGCAGTTCCTGTTATGGAAAGTGATAGTAATGGGAACCTTTGGCTTAAAGATGCTTTATATATTGGTAATTTAAATAATAATAATATTGCTATTGGTAATTTGCCTAATAATCCTTATGTTTATGGATATGATGAAGTTGCAGTTGGAGATTCTTTTATAACGGGAAAAACATACTATGAATATGATGAAAGTACTAATACTTATAATGTAACTTCAGATACTATACCTAATGCAGATAAAACCTATTATGAGCAAGTAGGACAAGTATTTAATGCTAATAATAATTTTATTATGTATGATAATGGTTCTATAATTGCTAATAATGGTACTTTTAATAATGGCGTTTTTACAGGTAGATTGGAAGGTGTAACCGGTGATTTTTCTGGTGATATATCCGCTGCAACTGGTAGATTTAGTGGAGCAATAGAAGCTACTAAAGGTAATATCGGTGGTTTTACTATAGGTAGTACATCTATTTATTCATTAAAAGACGAAAACAATGGTATTATTTTAATGAGTGGTCCTTCTTATATACCTACAATTGATACGGAAAAGTAGGAAGGTAAGACATATTATTATGTTCAAGAAAACGGTAGTTATGGAGTATTTGAAGGTTCTGAATTTGAATAGGGTAAAGAATATTATGAATTATATACAGACTAGTCTATAAATGCTAATAATAATTTTATAGTGCATAATGATGGTTCTATTGAAGCTAAAAAAGGAATATTTTCTGGTAGATTAGAGGCGATGGAAGGTGATTTTGCAGGAGATATAAGTGCGGCTTCCGGTATTATTGGCGGTTTTTAGATTGCAAATAATTAGTTAACATCCACTGATGAAGAATAGTCTATATAGTTAAATGGTGCTGATGGTTCTATAATTGCTAATAAAATTACATTAGGGATTGGGGCAGAAATTGATGATTATTTAAAATTAGGTAATGCCTATATTTATGAACCAACAAAACATGATCATTTATTTATTAGTGCGGGCAATAATAGTGTTAATAATGGCTATATAAAAATTTATGATAACGGAGTTATGAACTTAGGTTCTATTGAAGTAGATGGTTAGACTTCAACTATATAGTTAGATGATCCTAATGCTAAAATAATCGCTGGTCCCAACGTTACCATTACATCAGACAGGTCTGTTTTTAAAGATGTTGATATAACTGGTACATTACATACTGCAATATTTGAAATTGGTAAGGTTCAAGCAGTCGGTGGAGCAATGATCTTTAAAGAAAGCTCTGAAATAGATACTTTAGAGAGTTAGGTAAATAGTTATATTTTTACAACCAAAACTCCTATTACCTGGGATATAGGAACCATAGTTTTATTTACTTCTAAAGAAGATAGCTCAGAAGAAATATATGGTATTATTAATGAAATAGGGCCTGTTTATAATAAAATTGAGATTGATAGTTTTAAAGATGGAATAACTTATTATGAATTGATTGATGAGTATATCGAAACAGAAGATGAAACTCCAGTATTAGATAAAGTTTATTATATATTAAATGGTCAAGAGTATATAGAGTATATTGGCACTGATTAGCCTTTTGAAGTTGGTGTAACTTATTATGAAAAAATTAATAGATATATTGAAACAGAAGATGAAACTTATATAGAAGGAAAAACTTATTATACAATTGATGAATTTTATCATAAATATACTGTAAAAACAAATAGAAATTTTGATGTTAAACATAATTATACAGTTTTACAGATAGCAGATTTAACTGGAAAAGTAAAATATGAGTAGTTTAATGGCACTAATTTTGAGCCAGAAATTAATTATTATGAAAAAACTTATATAATAACTTAGGATGATTTTCCACAATTAGAAAAAGAATATTATATAAAAGATGAAAATAATAATTATATAAAATTTGAAGGTTCTATTTTTGAAGAAGGAATAAATTATTATGAAATTAGTTATTTTCAAACAGAAGATATAACTCCTCTAGAAAATAAAACTTATTATATTTAGTTGCCAGTTTATGCAAATAATTTAGTGATTGGTATAAATTCTCAAAGTCATCAAAATAAAATGTTATATCCAGAAGCTTTAACCATGATTGATGCTATTGGAGTAAATCAATATGGTTCTCATGAAGGAAGACCAAACTTATTATTAGGTAATTTAACTAAGTTAAATTTAGATAATATTACTGGTTATGGTCTTTATGGAGAAAATGTCTATTTAACCGGTAGCTTGGTTACAGAAGTTAAACATAGTGATGGAACAAAAACCACATATGCAGGTGTTAATACTAGAGATGGAGTCCATGCTAATATTTTTGATGATAAACCTGTATCATATAAAGATCGGTCAAGAATAGTATTTTGGGCCGGTGCAAAAAGTAATAAAGATAATGATATAAAAGATTCACCTTTTTAGGTAACTGAAGATGGTTCATTTTATGCAAGGCAAGGTTACTTTACAGGTTCTATAATTACTGAAGCTTCAATTAGTGCAGCAACATTAACAGCTTCTAAGTTATATGCGATTGATATATATGGTGGTACCGAAAATAATGCCGCCGCATTAACAATACATGATACAACTAATGGTATTATATTTGCTTCAGATAGATCAAACACGGAATTATTAAGAATTAATGATAGTAGCTTTAGTTCAAATGGTGATAATAAATTTATAAAAATTAATAATAATATTATTGATTTTATCGGAGATACTTTTAACACAAAATCGACAAATGATTCTTTTTATTTAACTATTAAAAACGATAAAATAATAGGTATATAGGAAAAAGGAGAATCTCCTGATTTAGAAATAAGTGATTTATCTCTTAATACAAATTTTGAAATAAAATTTAATAATATTTCTAAAATGTTAATAAAAAATGATGAAGGAATAGATAAAACTACTTTATCTTCTCAAATAGTTAATATAGACAGAGAAGTTCATTTTGGAGATAAAATGAAATATTAGTAGGTTAGTGATAGTGATAATAATTTAATAGGTTATGACCTTTATGTGTCATAAAAAGGAGTAAAATATGGCAAAAATTTATGCTTCTACAAGTAGTGTTATAAATTGTGAATATACTTTAAGTATTGCAAGAAGCGGCAGTGATATTATTATTACCGCTTCAGGTACAATTTACGGAAATGGTAAATCAGAAAATGACTCTTCTGATTTATATGTTCATTTATGTTATGGGGTGTCTCCTGCAAATACAACAGGTACAGGCGCGCCTACTGATAGAGGGACTCGTTTTGGTGATGGATAGAAGATAGCGACTCGTCCGCTTAATAAAAACTCAATTCCTAAATCAGGATTAACTTTTAATGTAAGTTGGACTATTACTGATAACGCAGCAAAAACTTTTTCAAATTGTGCATTATTTTTATCTGGAAGCGCAACTAATTAGGGGCTCGCAGGTGGCGCGAAATCTTATATGTTTATTGGTGAGAGGCTAGACACTGGTATAAGTAATTAGGTTAGATATTATACTCAAACCTTATCTGTTGCTGCGGGATATACAAACGTCTCAAACCCCACAGCAAGTAGTATTAAATTTAATAGTAGCTCAACTACTCCTCTTGTTGTTACACCAAATGCTAATATAACAGTTTCTTGGGCAGCTGGAACAGCTGGTACTAATAATGCTATTAAACAATATGAAGTTACTTTAAATGGTACAACTAAAACTACAACTACTACTTCTGCTACTTTTTCAAATTTAAATTTAGGAAGAGGTGCGTCTTATTCTGCTATTGTTAAGGCTATACCAACTATTTCTGGGTACGGCCCTTCAAGTGGAGAAACTAGTACTAATACGGTTAAAGGAAACACATTACCAACCGCACCAACCATTACTCTGAGTGGAGCTACAATATTAAACAATGTTAATTATATAAAATCTAATGGTACGGCTACTTTTTCTCTTAGTTCAAGTGATGCAGATGGACACACTATAACTTATTATCGAAATACTACAAATTCTACTAGTGGGGCGACCGCGATTACAGGGACTTCTTGGTCAACTAGTACTGGAGGTACTTATTATTTTTGGGCAAAAGATTCACTAGGTGAATATAGTTCGGTAAGTAGTAAAAGTTTTACCAAAAATGTAAAGCCGTCTGCCGATGGGAAAAATTTAACTTTGACAAGAACAAGTCAATATACTTCTAACCAAATTACTAACTGGTTAAAAGATTATTATTATACTGCAGGAAAAGCTACTATAACTGGTGTTACTTCTACTTGTGGAGTGGCGAGCTATACTTGGAATATTAGAACTTATGATTATAGTGGTGGGGCTACCACTCCAACTTTTAATAATGTTGTAAAAGATTATACTTCTACAACTACTACCACTAATTCATGTAATTATTCTTATCCTACCAATGGAGATTGGGGAAAAGCTTATAAAATAAGATGTATAGTTACAGATAAATTAGGAGAACAAAGTAGCGAAATTATAAGTGAAGGGTATTGTGTTATTCCTCCGGCACCATCTTTAAATAGTGATATTTGGAACACTCTAAATTTATCTGATGTAAATGGCTCTTTACATAAAAGTTTTTATTAGTACATGAGTACTAAGGTTAATTATATAGATAGTTCTGTTACAGTAGAACCAACAATTTCTGGTAACGCCTAGGTTAGATTAAATGATACTACGTCTTTTTCTTCTAGTGGAAAAATACCTTTAGTAATATCTAACACCGCTTAGTGGACTACTTATACTTTAACTCTTTCCTTAAAATCAGCTTGGGGAGGAACTTCTGCATTTAATTCAAAAACTTATAATATAACTCGAACTGGTGCACCAAAAGTTTCAGAGGGTAGCACAAATAGAGTTTTTAGTATAAATGATATAACTTTTGATGGAAGTACAAAAATTAATCCTTTTACCGATGATACTAATTTTAATATAATTTTTAAAAATTATATCAGTGGTAATAATTTTTCTGGTACAGGTAAAGAAGCTAAAGCTTATCTTTCTGCCAATGGAAAAATGGTTGCTATTGTAGAAGCTGAAAATAGAAAATCTTCAGAAGGCGTTACAATTATAAAAACAAAAAGAGGTGGACCATACGCTACATCTGGACTTTATAATTGGAGTACTAATGAATTAGGTTTATATTTAAAGAGTGGCAATGAATCTGTTGGTTTTTGTATTGAATTTACCGATGTTTTTGGTATATCGTATTATTATACTAAATGGGGCCTAACTTTTAGTTTTAGTGAAACACCTGATTTAAAGTTAAGTATGGATGGTGCGACATATATAGATACAAAAGGATATATTATAAAAGAAAAAGATAATTTAACATATTGGATTGGTACTGAAAATGAAAAAGCAAAAACTTATAGTACTTCTGATATAACTTTTACCCCTTAGATTTATCGTTCTGATATAACAATGACTAAAACTGCTTTAGAAAATTTAACAGATAATGATTGGAAAGATTATGGTTCTACTTTTAAATAGGAAAATCTTTCTCGTACAACTAATTCTGCTATTGAGTTTTATATAAATTAGTCATTTACAGTTGGTCAAATAGATAATTCATAGTATTGTTATTTTAGAATTAAGGCAACTTAGGATGGAAAAACAATACCGATAATTGCAGAAAATGTCGAATATATTTCTCAAAGACATTGTGCGCTTGCAAGTCTTGATTTTGATTAGCAATAGCCTACTTATGATTTAACCAATAAAACATTTGGGTACTCTTTTACATTACCAACTCTAAATGGAAAAACCGATTACGGTGCTGGTATTATTAGTGAAAATAATTATTATTATAATATTACTAATGCTTATTATGGAATTTAGTTTTCTACCACTTCTAATTTTTCTTCTACTACCACTAAATGGTTAACTTCACAAGGTGAATTAAGTAGTAGTTAGGTAAGTTTAGGCAGCATTACTAATGGAACAGCTCAATATAGTGGTTCCAATATAGATTTATCAAATTTACCTACTTGGCAATTTTATAATATTAGGATTGTTTATTGGAGTAAAATTGGTAATAATATAAAAACTACTACAAAAACTACTTATGGAAAAACATTCTTATTATACAATTCTTAGCCTACTGTAAGCTATAGACAAAATTAGGTTGGAATTAATATTAATGGTATTGAAACAAATCACATAAATTCTGCAGTAGTTATTGGTAGTACTTCTGGAAAAAATTTAATTAAATTAATTAGTGCTAATAAAACAGCTACTATAAATCTTGATACTGGCGCGCTTGATGGTTTTATCTTTGACGGCGGTGACAACTGGGGTTAGAGTTAAAAATTTGACATAAGCTAAAACTTATGTTATACTTTAAATAGGATTAAAAGGAGATTTAGATATGTCAAATATATTTTAGATAAAAAGGGGCGGCACAGAGCCGCCCTATATTGAGACAGATGATACAACACCAAATAGTAGTAAAAGCTATTATACAAAAAATGGTAATACTTATACTCTATTTGAAGGTAGTGAATTTGCTTAGGGGACCACTTATTATGAAAACGTTTTAAAAAAGTTTGAATTAGGGTTTTATACATCTGCTAGTACTCTTTATATAAATAATAATGGGACGATTGAGGTGCCTTTTGCAAGAGTTAAAGTGAATAATATTGATGGAACGCTTCCTGTTAGTAAAGGAGGTACAGGGCAAACTGCGATAACTGCATCACGCCTTTTATATAGTAAATCTACAACGCAATTAGCTGCTACCTCTATTACAAGTGATGGTTCTTATTTAGGGAATATTAGTTATTTAACAATTAATGCCGCGCACTAGACTGACTGGCGTTTTTATGTTAATGGTAACGCCATATTAGGGCCTAATTCTATGTGGTATGTACAAGATAATCGTTATAATGCTTCTACCAATCCTTCAAACGATACATATGGAGCCGGTTTTTATATGAATGATAGTAATGGTACAACAAGGGCTTATGTGCGAGAAATGGCTTTAACCAGTGGATGGCAGGGAATTTAGACAGAAGCAAAAAGGGTGGTTAATAATACTAATATTTATTCTACTTTAAACTTATTAATTGATGCTAATGGAAATAGATAGGCGGTTCTTAATTCAAAACTTTATGCTAATGAAGGCTTAACAGTCACAGGTAATTCAGCTCTTACTGGAAATTTATCAGTTACAGGAACAATAGCGGGGAATGAACTTTATAGTGGAAGTTCTACAACAACGATCGATAGACATATATATTGTACAAGTTAGGCTGGTAATATCTTTCTTTATTCAAATGGTAGTAGTGCCACAGGAGGAAGAGGAATATGGCTATCTGCACATGGAACTGGAGCATCAAAACCAATTATTTCTGTAGATACTAATAATAATATAACTTATTATATGGGAGAAATATATGGTAATACTATGCCCATGACTAACGGGAAAATGGATGTAACTACAGGAAGAGCAAAACTTTTTACAAATGGTATTGCAATTTCTAATCCAGCAACCGCCAATGACTAGGGATGGTTACGCATGACAGGTACTGGTGAATCGGATAGCGTATTAGAGTTAGGAATTAGTGATGACGGTTTAGCCGGAGAACAAGTGTAGGTTGCTTCTTATAATACTTCTAGTGCAATTACTCATAAATTAATATTATTAGAAAAAGGTACTGGTAATTTAGTAACTCCTAACTAGGTTGTACATACTGTTGCGCCCTCTAGCTGGAGAGATGGGCGAACCAAAGCTGCCCTTCGAACTTTAACACTTGCTAGCGATACTACTGCATATTTCCCCGCCATTTCTATGAAATCATATAGTGGCTCTTGGGAATTGGGGACTTATACAAGTAGTAATATAGTTTATTTATCATATATGACAGATACAAACTATAGTTCAGATACGAATGCTCCAACTTATCAAATAAAATTTACTCCTAATGGAGATACTGGTTTTTATGCTAGAAATATAAGCTATGGTACGGGCGATCCATCCGGCGGCGCACTTGGCGATATTTATATTAAATATAGTTAAGGAGTTAAGTTATGGCTACAACATTAATAGAAAAAGAAACGGCAAAAACTTCTGTTAATACTTATTATAAATTAGAGCTTAATTCTATAACCCGTAATCAAAAAATAGTAACTGCTAATTGTAAAATAACTATTACTCTTGGTTCAGGTACTAATTTGGGTACTAGTAATAATCGTACCTTAAAGGTATATGATAGTAGTAATACAGAGATATATTCTCTTTTAATAAAAGATACAAATGAATCTTGGGTGCATTCTACTAGTTATCCTATAGAATTTTCTTTTACCTATGATACTGGTGGATATACTGACTGGGAAAAAACCGGTTTTTATATAAGGATCACTTAGACCACTGGTTCTACTGGTTCTTGTATTTGGGATGGTACTACTCCAAGTGGTGGCACTGCAGGATAGACTTTTAAGTTAAGTGCTAAAGCCGCAGGAGTTGTTAGAATTAAAATAGGCACTACTTGGAAAACAGGTATTGTTTATATAAAAACTACCAATGGATGGAAACAAGGTATACCTTATGTAAAAACAAGCGGCGGTTGGAAAATAGGTATTTAAAATTTGTTTTTTTAATAAAAATATGTTATAATATTTATATAAAATAAAGGAGAGAAAAGGCGAAATGAAAGTAAAAATAATTGAAGCAGTTGACTTCATAACTATTTACCCAATAATAAAAGACATGAAGCTTAAATTTTCAACACTTTACAAGATTTCAAAATATTTTGATGCTTGTAGTAAGGAAAGAGATTTTTATGTTGAAAACCTTAATAAAATCTTTGATAAATATGGCGAAAGAGACGAATCCGGTGGCTTTAAACTTACTGAAGATAAGACCGGCATTATAATTCAAGATGATAAGCGCGACGAGTGCAATAAAGAACTCGAAGATTTAATGGCTATTGAAGTAGAAATTACAGCAGACCCATTAAAGATTGAAGAGTTAGAAAATCTTGAACTTGATCTTGCGACTTATACAAAGATTAAACCTTTTATTGCTGAATAAAAGAAAAAAGAACCTAAATTAATAGGTTCTTTTTTTATTCCCAATTTTCAATTATATATACGGCGCCGACCTCATCAGAAACATATTTTCCAATACCTATTGCATCGGCTTCATCATTTGAAACCCTTACATCGTACCATTGTTTAACCAAAAGCTGCATAGACTTTTTTTTATCTGTTCTACTTACACCCTTAACTTTACAATGCGCGCGCCAGGTATTGGTCGGACAGAGACGAAACAAAATTTTTCTCTCTACACACGTCTAAATTAAAACACCCTAAAGTCGCGCTAATGTTTCAAATACTGTAATGCCCATGCGGCGCCCTTCACTCTTTTCCTAAAACTAAATACCTTCAATCCCTACATAATCAGGTTTCCAACTATCGAGCATTGATACAAACCAATTTTTTATAGCATTAACCCTTTCAAATTCATTATCTAAACTTGTTTCAAAAACACCATAATTAATTAGTTCTTTTCCATCATACATGCTCCATCCTGTTATTCGAGTTGACTAATCAAGCGCAAAAGTTCTTACAACATTTTTCTTTTTAGGTGTGATAACTTTTGCAACATTTTTAACCTAATTTTCATTACAAATAGGGCAGTCGCGCCGACTACGTATTTTCTTCCATGTAGAATAAACACGGTGACCTTCAGGACATTCGAAGGTCATTTCTGTGTCTAAGTTTTTATACTCTTCACTAACTAGAGTCCAATTATCTTTTGCTAATTCTTCTCTTATCTAATCAATAGAAATTTTTGACATTTTTATTACACCAATTTTAAATAAATTTTGTATTTATTCCTTTAAAATGGCCTTTTTCATCACGAATAACGACCCTACAAGAAAAGTCATATTTTGAAGTAATTTCTTTCCAATGTTTTTTATTTTTAATACTACTAAGAGTAGATTTAGTAATATTGTATTTTTTTATTATTTCTTCATAAGAAAGGTTAGAATTTACTAATAAATTACAAATTTCTCTTACCTATTCTTCATTTAATTTTGCTTCATGATTAAAAGAACCCTATCCTTTGTTTAAACGAATGGATGAATTTTTCCCTCGTTCCATCCATTCTAAATTTGTAAAATGATTGTTAGTAATATTACCATCGATATGATTAACAGTTGGATCTTTTAAATCTACTGGGGGTGGACCAATAAAGAAAATGGCAACCAAATTAGCAATACGGAAATATCTTTTTTTATTTCTAGTACCACTAGAAAGAGATATTCTTAAATATCCGTCTTTATCCTAAGAAGGGTTTAAATATCCTTTCTTATAATTAGACCAAATCCTACCATCCTCTTCTATTTCATATAATCCTGATTTTACGCCATCAAGTAAGATCGGTACCATATCTTGGGTCATCCTTAGCATAAATAGAAGTACTTCCAAAGCCGCCGCCTCTATCTTCACCGATTTCACTAACATGTTCAACTTCGTAAAAACTAGCCTTTGGCACTTCGCATAACACAAGCTGCGCGAATTTATCTCCTTTAGTAATATGCATATCACTTCCATAAAGTATAGAAGTTACTTTTCCATCATCGTCAACTGTTATATCCTTAATTGGAGCTTCAATGTTATCAATTATAACTCCAATTTCATCCCTATATCCAGAATCAATTGTCCCTGGAGTATTAGCAACACGCATTTTTGTTTTTAACGAGCGGCCGCTCTTTGGGCGTACTTGTAATTCATATCCCAGTGGCAAGGCTACTTTTATACCTGTTTTAACCAATACTGTCTCACCAGGATGAATAGTAATATCCTCTACTGCATAAATATCAAGTCCACTATCTGTTACATGAGCATAAGCTGGCATTTTTGCATCAGGGTGGCAATATTCAATAGGTATCTGAATAATTTTCTTTGAAATGCCTTCTGTATCTGCAACTGCATTACAAACCATTCCGATAACTTGTTTTACGAAGTCGCGCTTCATCTGTGGGATTGAGGTCAATTCTTTATCTATCGCTGCATTTATCTCATCTGCTGCGCCTACTAAATCTTCTGCTTTAACGCCAGCGACATTTAATCCCTGAACAAGTAATAACTTATCATTCGTATTATTAATCGCGCGCTCTAACTCACTTAAAACAATTGGCGCGACCACCTTAAACTGGTCATCCGGCAAGGCCAAAATTGCTGCAATATCTTCTGTTCCTTGAAAGTCAGGTATTAATTCAGAAAGTGTATCAAAAGATTTTGTAAGGATGTTATTGTCTTCTTTATTCTGCTCTGGAAACTGTATTATATTATCTGCCATAACTTACATACCTCATATATCAAATACAGAATTAAAAACTTTAACAACTTTAACCACATATGCCGAATCAATTATCTCACCCTTTGCTTTTTTTGTTTTATACGTATAGCCGCATGAAGCAATTCCATATCCCTTTTCGTTAGCTTCATTACGGAACTTTTCCATAACTTCTTTTGCTTCTCCTTCGCTCTCTGTACGATATTCTTCTGTTGTCTTTAACTTTAACATTTTTAATTCTCCTTTTAACTCAATTTAAATGGCGGGGGATCCCGGTGCCGCCCCGGGGCCTTCTGATTTAGAGTCAGATGAGCTAGCTGTTACCCAAATCCCCGTTAAAAAGGTATATTAGATTAATTCTAATTCAAGGACATATACCAGATCCCGCTCGATTTAGTTGCTTCGGCAAGCATTATTTTTTATAACAAATTAATTCTTTAGCATAAGGTAGACCTTCAATAAAATGACAATACTCATGCCATTCGGTTAATTTATGATTACGGCGCGCGAAGTATTGTGCGCGTAATACCTGATAATTAAGTGTGATAGTGCGTTTCTGCATCCATCCATTTGGTAGAATCTGCACAAGTGCGCGCCAATAATCTTTATTCTTTGTTTCAAGATATTTTTTTCTTAACTGTTCACAATAGAACACTATATCTTTCCAAAGCCAACCTATATCAGTTGCATCGTCATCAATAATTGGGAGGTTTAGGTCAATATCATTTGTAGAAAAACTTTTTTCTGTTATTGGAACACTAGCAAGTTTGTGCATTGTACTACATGAGTTAGCTACGGTACCGACTTTATAAGTATCAAATTCCTTCCACCAATAAAGCGGGGCTTCTATATCAAAGCACACCATAATTTGTCTCATAAATTTTGATTCGTCAGCGCCTCCACTTATCATTCTCTGTGCGAGGTCCATATCTTTTTCCCCTAACTGATAAATATGGTATTCATCATAATAACTATCAGACTTATCCCAACTATTTAAGGGGTTTCTTAATCCCCTAAAAGCTCCTTCAAGGTTGTATACCTTAACATTACTTATATCTATCATATTCCACCCTTTTTTCTATATTTATTATAACAAAAATCTTTTTAAAAAACAAATTTTAAGAGATTTTCTCTGCATATTGATTATCACTAGCTAATTTTACTCCTAGCACTTCGTCATAATGTGGCTCTTGATTAGGAATAAAGCGTCCAAACTTTATTATAATATTTGGATATTTTGCTAATTTTTTTATTTTATCTAAAATCTCTTCTTTGTTAAAACCTGTGTAAATTACAATATCGTCTTCCGTTATACGGCGCGCCGCATCAACGAATTCTAATAATTTGTCAAATGTGTCAAATGGTTCAAGTCCCGCTAGCACAAAAGCGTGAGTAATTGGATTAAACTTATAATTTTCAAGTAGTCTATCAATGCTAACGGTTTGCGCTGGATAATGAGCGAGAGAGCTGTTCTGGCAAATAGAACAGCCATACTCTCTATCACATTTAAAATCACATTTAGGAAAAGCAATATACATAGAAGTTTTTTTGTAATTTACAAAATCTTCAAATATTACACCTTTAATCTCTATCGTTTTTTCCATCTAAATATCCCTTTGTATATTGATCTTGTAATGAACGTTGCATATTATTCCAAACAGAAGGGAATAAAAAAGTTAAAACATATTCCAAAGATATTGGCATATTAGCTTCATAACGTTCTACTGATTTTGCTAATTTTGTTATTTGTTTTCTAGGAACTTTTACTGTTTCTATCGGTTTTTCAGCCATTTATTCTCTCCCATTCTCTCATTTTATATTCTGCTTTTCGTGCGCTTGACCAAGTTTTAATTGGAGTATAAAAACCTACAATTCTTGTATATTCAGTAGCTACTGGTTCGCCACAAATTGGACAAACCTTTCCAAAGAAAGCATGATTATGTTTACAAGCTTGAATTTTAACATTAAAAGCAAAATAAGTAAGACCTTGATCTGCAATATAATTAGTCATTTCCCAAGCTTTTTCAAATGAGTCAAATGGTGCTTCTATGTTGATGTGCGCGATCGAACCACCATTACAATAACTATCAAAAAGGCTTGCTATTCTTACCCTTTCTTGAATAGTTGTTTTAATTCCAAGTGGTATAAATTGATTACCATAAAGTGGAAGGTCTTTTACAACAGTTTCTGGATATAAAAGTTCGTCCGCTCTTTGGAATTTGTCCGCGCAAGTCTCTCCTGGGATTTGCTCAAGATTTATTTTATAGTCCTTATCAAGCGCGAACTGGTCTTTTGTACGATGAATTACTTCAAAGATTTTTTTACCAAATTTATCAGCTTCTTCTGTATAAAATACATTTCCAAATTCATCTTCTTTTGTATATCCAAAAGTTTTCATCGTTTCATAAATACCAATTATACCAACTGTATTATAAAGATGTTCAAAGTCAACTAATCCTTTTGAGAAATTAGGAAGTAATCCTTTTTCTACGTTTCTCTGAATTATATGTCTAACCGCATCTAATACTTTACAATCAAGCTCGACCAAATCTCTAAGAGCTACGAGATAATCTTTTTCATTGTTTGGATGTTCAAGAGCGAGCCGCGCCAGGTTAACCGTTGAAACTTTTACAGAACCTACTTTGAGGGCGGTTCCACCAATTGAATTAAAGTAGCCTAAATCTTCAATATTACTCTTAAGGCGGCAGCAGTTAGAAAGACTTGTAACTGAATCATCAATAAAGAGGTTGGAATCATTCCACTTCATATTATGCGCGATTCCCCAACGGGCAAATTCTTCATCAGTAAATTTTCCATTTTCGCGAAGAAGGGAAATTGTTAATACTGGGAAAGTCATCATATTATGACTACGTATTTCTGCCACTTCTTCCATAAACATCTTTTGAAATTCGCAAATTTCATCAAGAGAGTCAATCATGAAAGAGCCATCTGGGAAGGTAGCTCCACCAAACAATGCTTCAAGGTATGGATGATCAAATACAGATACGTTTGTAAAGGCACTTTGCATACCATCGCGCACATATGGCTGGTTTATAGCATATACAAAGCGCTGAATTTGCTGTTTAGCATAATATTCAGGTGATTTTGTTGCATAACCATCTTTGCAATCTTTCTTCCAGAAATAATACATATAAGGTATTATATTTGGAAGTCCCACCGCACCGGATGACCTATTAGATGTAAAACTAATAAATTCTTTAACAAAATCAACAAAAGTGCTTAAATGCTTTGGCGGCTCTGCGTTAAAATTGTTTAAAAAGAATAACCCTTTTTCAGCTAAATCTTTTAAATCATAAGCAAAGCAATAATGAACAAATGTTGAAGTATCTGCATCATGTAGATAAAGCGCTTTGTTCCATTCCTTATTAAGCCAATCATTAGCCGTTTTAAAGCCATATTTCTTATTTAACTCATAATAAATCTTATTATATGCTAAAAGCTTTCTATGTGACTTCGGCATTTCGTTCATGAGAGTACGCATGTCCTTACTTCCAACATTTGCGTTACCATCTACAGAAACATCGGCCACTGTTTCACTATCAATAAAGTTTTGGATAAAATCCGTATAACTTAATTGCTCATCTGCAAAACCGTTAAGGCGCGCGAACTCTTCTCCGTAGGTCTCAAGCATTTTATTAAATTGGGTAGTAAAATTCTTATTTAACTTAACATTAATATTCATTTTTCTACCTCCAAATTATTAATCCATTGATTAGCTTCAATAAAATTCATATATTTATGGTCTACCTTTAAAATTGGAGCCTGGCGGAATCCTAAAGAAAGCATTGTAGCTACATCTGTTATTAATTCATAATCAACTTTTTTTGCATCAAGTTTTTGTTCGAGAACCGCACATTTTGGGCAATGTGTTGAATATAATACTACTTCCATTTACTTTTCTTCTCCTTTATAACAATAGATACAATATCCACCTTCAAATACGTGTTTGCATTGATCCTGAAGCTTTTTATTTTCTTCTAAAAGTTCTCTTATTGTGTTATTCAATGTAAACTGGTTTGGAGATAGAAGTCCCTCTATTATTTTATTATTTGTTTCAATTTTTTCTTTTATTTCATTACCTGTCATCTAATTTCATCTCCTATATAAAATCATTAGGGAACTTATAAAATAACTTAAAGGTTTCATAATTTTTTACTCTAACTAACTAAAATAATTCTTTAATTCTTTCCACATCATAGTCATATAACTTCTGCCAAAAAGGAAAAGTTAAATAACTAAATAAAGTACATAAAGATTTATTTTTTGTGTTGCTAGAAAAGTTAAGATAAAGATTAAATAACTTTATAATTTCTTCCCATCGCTTATCTATGAAAAAATCATCATCATATATAAGTGTAATTTTTTGATGTATGCTCTATAAAAATAAAACTTGCCTAAAAATTTTTAATAGATGGTTTTCTATAAAATCATTCTCATCGGATGATCCATAGGTTACGTTATAGTTTAGATTATAACTGATATTTTGCCGAGCCACGCCGTAAGCATATTCAAGTATTTGGTCTGTATTAAAATCTCCATTATACTAAATTGTATAAAAACTACGAGCGCCCTTTATTTCTTCCCATTTTTTAAAATCCTTATCATTATAAACATTAATTGGAAATTTTAATCCTAGATAAGAATCTGTCATTATCGGATTGCGTTTTCGTAAAACCGCCATTAAATCCTTTACAACCAAATCACCATCTTTAACAGAGCCTAAATCATAATCATGCACTATTAGTACTTTTCCAGTATTATATCCAAAGTATTTAAAACCCGGTTCCCATATATTTATGCCGTCTTGTGTAAGTCGCACGTGTTCGGCGCGACTCATCATTTTAAATAGAATGTCATTATTCTATTGATAACTATATTTAGTAGCAAATCTACTATATATACTCTCATCGGGGCGGCATACCTCTTGTTCTTGTGGCAATGGTATATATTTTAGTTTATTAAAGGCGCGGCCGCCGTATGTTACGTGTGGAAGAAAAAACCTATTATCAAAGTTTCCATCATCATAATCCTTCCTAATAAAGACCTTGGAGAAGCGGTCCGTATCCAACTCTGGCATTAACAAAACCACTTCTCTTTGTCTTTTAAAATAAGTAGAAAGTTTCATTATTTCAAGATTAAACATGAGAGGCATGTAGGTAGCGAAGTCCATATCAAATAAGCCAATACTCATTCCTCTACCTCATCCATTCTTCCACTACGAATTTGAATTGTTCCATCTTCATTAATCTGCGTTATTAATTCAACTAAATGCCACGGAGTTCTTGAATATTTCTTTGCTAAAAAACCATCTTCGCTCCTAATTCCACACACTATAATTTTATTTCCTCTACTTAACCAAGATTTTTCAATTACATGTTTTTTCCCATCTGCACCTTTTTCACTTAACTGCTTATCATAATGAGTGAATACATCACCATAAATTTTAACAGTCACCACGCCACTTGTTGTTAATAAAGTTACGGTTTTCTTTAATTTATCCCTATCTAAAACAGTTCCTATAATTCTTTTAATCTTAAAAATCGGAATTTCTTTACCTTTTATTGTAATAACTCTTTCAATATCCGGTGTTTCATCCATTTCTTTAAAATCAGAAAACCCATAATATTTCATATTAACATGCGCTAATTCATGTTCATGAGAATAATATGAAACTGAATCCATTTCCCACTTACTTAAATTACCTAAACAATACTTATCCCAAATATCACTATATAATTTATTATTAACCTTTTTTAATAATTCATTATGATTAGCTTTTATATACTTCCTAATAACATCCATTTGCTTATCATAAATCTTTTTCCATTCAGTTTGTTTTATACTAAGTCGCGCGCCATCTCCTTCCAACAAATCCATATCAAAATTGTTTTCATAAAATGGTAATGTTTGTTCATTTAATTCATAATACTTATCATATTTAAATTTCTTTAAATACTTATCAAAATTAAACACTCTTTTTTGAAAATCTAACTCTTCTGGTAACAGACCAAAATCAATTAACATTTTCACATTTCTAAGATTTAATTCTTTCTTCTTATCACTAATTGATTCAACATAATCTTCCATTATTTCCATTCTATCACCAAATTCATCAAATGCACCACATTTTATTAAATTAATAACTTGCGGTTTTGACACTTTATTTTTTGAGATAAAATCATCTAATGAATTATATGGTCTATTTTTCATAATAGATTGAATTAAATCTTCACCAATTTTTGTTATTCCACTTAGCCCATAACGAATTACATTATGTTCTACATCTGGAGAAAAAGTTAAAGTTGAAGTATTAATATTCGGCGGCGCTACCTCAATACCTTCTGATTTCATTTTACCAATCGCACTCGCTATCTTTCCATAGTTTACTGCTTTTGATTTTTTCTTTTTATCAACTTTTTTCTCTATTACTTCATCTTCATCGTCAGAATCCTCATCTTCTGAAGAAAAATCTAAAGTATTATCATATATTATTTCTTCTTTTTCTAATTCTTCTTCCTCTTCTTCCTCAAGACTCGTGATCCCGCCGCTATCATTTATCAAACACGCACAATTCCAAAAGATTATCGGATATTTAAATGCTAAATTCATTTCTTGTAATGCAATTAATGAATAAGCTAACGTATGAGACTGGTTAAATCCATAACCCTTACTCATTGCTATCAACACATCCCACACATAATGCGCGAACCGTTGATTAATTCCTTTTTCTTTTGTTACTTCATAAAATTCTTTTGTTAACGAGTCATATTCCTTTGGATTTTTCTTTGCTATTGATTTACGAAGTTTATCTGCCCAGCTCAATGAAAAACCGCCAAGTTCTGGTAATTGAACTAACTCCATAAATTGCTCTTGCGCAATACATAATCCATATGACATTCCCAAAACTGGACTTAATATATCTTTTTCTTTTTGACCTAAACCATATCTCTCTAACTCTCTATCCCATTCCTTCGGATTCGATTTAAATCGTGCCAATTTTTCGGTTGGCATTTCTCCGCCTTTTTCTTGCGCCATTAATCGAATAGTTGAGTTTAAGATTGCCAAATCATCAACTGAAGTTGGCTTTAAAGTTGCTATTCCCTGAATACCTGATTGTTTTTCCATTTGAAACAAACTTTGTATCTCATGATTCCAAACTTTTTTCCACATTTCTTTATTATCTCTTTCGAGTCTATAAATTCCAACCAGTTTTTCATAAGTTTCTTTTAAAGTTGCTTCACGTTTTGCATATCCATAATCACATATCAAATCAATGCAATTATGAATTTTATCCATCGCTTCAACCGATAACGCATCATACTTAATTAATGAAACATCTTCACAGTCATGCAAGTCAAATTGTGTACAAATCGTACCATCTGGCGCACGCATTAATGCAGTTGATTCTGTAAAAGGTTCATCAACGAAAATTACACCGCCGGCATGCATTCCATATCCACAAACCAATCCTTCAATTCTATGAGCTACATTCCATAATTCCGGATAATTTTCCGTCATTTCAAATACGAATTGTTTAATCGGATTATAACCATTTTCTTTATCGCCATACATACACTGGTCAAGACTTCTTAATTGACCCCTATCTGCTGGAATCAAACTTGCAATATACTGCGCGATGTCAACATCAATTCCTAAACCACGTGCCGCCGTAAGAATTGCACTTTTTGACTTTTCTGTTCTAAAAGTTGCAACGTTCGCAACTCTATCATCACCATAAAACTCTCTAAATTTATTTAAAACATCATTTCTGCGGTTTCCTTCAATATCAAAGTCAACATCCAATACACTAACACGTTCTGGATTTAAAAATCTCCAAGAAAAACAACGAGTTGTCTCTCTTAATGGATTTATCTGTGTTATACCTAAAACATATAACAATATAAAGCCAACACCTGAGCCTCTTCCTGGCCCTACTATTGATCCCGCTTCCCAGCATAAATCAATTATCTTTTGAAGATTTAAATAATATGCTGACCAATGTGCATTATTTACTTTTGAACTTATCCAAGTCATTTCAAGATTTGAATTTATCTCATTATAAGCTCTATCATTCTGAAGATCGGGATGCGTTTCAATTCCTTCAATAATTGCATTACATAATTTATGGTCACCTATATAATCTGATTCCATAAAGGTTTTAAGATATGGAATCTTATCATAATATTTACTCGGCGCGACCTGATGCTTTGGTGTATTCCATACCAAATCCGGAATTCTTAAAGGTTTCATCAAATCATAATCTTCACATTTATTTGCAATATCTAAAATATTTTGATAAGCCTTCTGTAAAACTTCATCATCAAAATACTTAAAATAACTTTCTAATTCTTCGGTTGACATCATATACGTTGTTGCATAAAATTCATCAACCTCTCTATCACCATTCTGCGCATTTAAATATGCTTTATGAATTGCTCTATCTTCTTTTTTTAAATAATGGCTATCTGTTGTTATAATATAAGGCACATTAAACTTCTTACTAAACTCTAACAACTTTTTATTTACAGTTATCTGGTCTTTATTATTTGATGGCTGCATCTCAAGATAAAAATTTCCTTGACCAAACAACTTATTTAATTGTTTAATCCATATTTCCAGCTTATCTTCTGATGTTCCACGTAAAATCTGAGTTGGTAATGCACCTCCTAAACATGCCGTTGATCCAATTACATGACCTGGGTTCGCGCCAATTACTTCAAATAAATCTTGATAATAAGTTGGAACTCTACGCATACCGCGCGCCATATAACTACGACGCCATGCCCTTGTTGAGATTTCTCTTATCTGCTTGTGTCCAATTTCATCCTTCGCTAAAAGTATAAAATGATAATATCTATCTGTTTCACTATTATAATTGTCTGCATTTAAACCATTTCTACAGAGATAAATCTCATTTCCTAATATAATCTTAAAATCTGGGTTCTTTTCCTTAATTTTTTTATAAATCTTTTGTACTTTAATAGAATTAGAAACACTTTCATGGTCAGTTATTGCCACTACTTTGTGTCCTAATTCTATTGCATAATTTATTAATTCATCTTCTTTGATAATGCAATCACGTAGACGAAGGTTTGAGAACATCGTGTGATTATGTAAACTTCCGCTATATCTTAACTTCTCCATTCCTTCACCTCTTTCTTACTTTCTATATATAGTATACCAAAATTTTAATAAAAAATCAAATTAAAATTCAAGTGTACTATCCATTATCTCCATGTCTTCAATAATTATTTGAGGCTTATATTGCCCCATCCATTCATTAACATTTCCTTTTCCAACTAAATTTATTTTTATATCATTAAACTCATTTAAGCTCTCAATTTCATTTTTTGCGCGAAATTTTATATAAGTAACTCCGTTTTTCTCAAACTTTAAGGTATCTTTATTCTTCCCAATTACCTGAATATCGTCTTTTGTAATAAAGATATTCTCAATGTACAATAATGGTTCTTCGTTTCCTTGTCCCCAAGTATGCTTAATTTCGTCGAGCGAATAAATTATCTTCTCAATGTCTGCATCTTTAGCTGAACGAACAAAATTTACATCATAAGCACTTTCGCCAAAATCAACATCTTTTAATTCTTCATTTGCGATTTTATGAAGATTATCAAGGTTTTTATTTAAAATAGAAATACCAAAAGCATTGTCATGCCCAACTGTATATTCGAATAAACCAGTATGATTTAAATAGTTCTTAAAAGAGTCTAATTCACTCTTATTTACACCTCGCGCGCTTCCTCGTATATATCCTTCGGGGTTGAGTCGCGCGACTATTGTAGGTTTACTATATTTAGCACTAAGTTGCATTGCAACTAAACCATTTAATTCAGCCGGGAAGTCATCATCATCGTCTAGTCTTACAAACAAAATACGATTTTCAAGTAAGTCGTGTTTAAATATCTTTTGTTCTAAACTATCGACAATTCTTTCTTTTGTTTTATCTTGCCTCGATTTTGCATTTGTACATTCGCGCGCCGATTCAATCGCAACGCGTTCCATTTCTCCTTTGGCGCCGCGTTTATGACTAGGAACGAGTCGTTGGCCGTCAATAAAAGCAAGAAATAATCTATTTTTTTCTTCTTCAGACCCTACTCGAATCATAGCATTAATCATTGGTACTATATAAAAAGCTACAGAAATAGGGCTAACTTGATTTCCCATTGAGTAGGATTGTTTTTCTAATAATATTTTAAAGAAAAAATTATTTATATTATTAAATCCTTTTTGAATTATATATTGATTTTCATAATTCAACATACTCATCATATCTGCATCTATACCGAGCGCTGCCAAATCAATAAATTCATCTGCACAATTATAACCCAACTTATTATCAATAGCTCGACAGAATTGCCATACTACTCCCGCACCAGACATGTCCTTATTAAGATAATGAGCAGAACTTTGATTATTAATTAAAATCATATTTGGCGCGAAATCATCACTTTCAACAATATGATGGTCTAACACTAAAACGGGGCAAGATAATTTTTCTATATATTGCTTATCGTTGCTTCCTGCGTCTGGGATTAATACGGCGGCATATACATGTTGAGCGATTTCTTCCCATTTATCCTCAAGACCATGCTGCTTTCCGGTATGAATATAATAATCTATTTGCTTATTAGGATTTAATTTTTTAATGTACTGATATAAAATAGCTGAAGAAGTAAAACCATCTACGTCACAGTCAACTACTAAAGCATATGGTAAGGAACTATCTAAAGTGTTTAATATAAGTTCAACCCCCTGAGTAACATTATCTAAATTCTTCCAAGTCTCAAGACAATCAGGAGTTGGATATACAAACTTTCCTGGATCTGTTATGCCGCGCGCCTTTAAAAGTTCCTCAGCATAGTTTTTTGTTATATTTTCATTTACTAATCTAACCTTCATCTAACTATTACTCTCTCTCTTAACAATTCTTTAAAGATTTCTTCACCTCTATCGGTAGGTGAATCTTTTAACCTTAATAAATTTTTTGTATCATAGATAAAAGAAAAGTTGCAGTAATTTTTATACTTTTCACAAATACCATATAATTTATCGAAATATTTGTGTTCTCCTTCTTTTTCTTCTTTATCAAAACATATAATTATTTCTCTTGGGTTACAATATTTTAATAATAGATTTAATTGGTATTTATTAAACTGGCTGCCGCATACCCCAACAGAAACATTAGCCATATTAAAGCTTTCACATTGTAGACAAAACTTTTCTGCCTCTCCAACGTAGCAAACTCCATATTTTTTAATATTTTCTTTATTTTGATTTAATCCAAAAAGATTTAAACTTAATGGATGCTTATACCATTTACCTTCTACTTGAACCGGCATATATTTACCGACATTTTCAACTTCCCATTGATTAAGGGCGCGGCCTCGAATTCCTACTAAATTATTTTCAACATCATAATGCGGAATTATGATTTTATTTTGACTTATAGAAAAACGAATATTATATTTATCCATAGCTTTTTTAGATATACCATCATTTAACCATTCAACAGGATAATACTTGGTAAATATATCTAAAATATTCTTTGGATAGTTTGGAAGACCAGGAGTTTGTCTTTTCTTTTTATACCTTTCTTTTAAAGAATCATATCGCGCAGGTTCAAAGCCTTCTGTTTTTGTTAAATTTGCGCAATCTAACACAACATTATATATATCTTCAAACCAGTCGTACTCAATTTGTCTTGTTTCATAATAAGTCTTTAAAAATTTAAATATAGACATATTACTATCTTCTGTATAACAAACAAACATCTTTGTATCTTTATAAAAATAAAGTTTCATTGATGCAGTTGCCGCATCAGTATTATGACAAATTGTTGGAAAAATTATATGAGTTTCTTTTTCTATATATCGATCCGCGCCGAGTTTTTTCATTAATTCGATTACCGATTCAATTTTTAAATTATCAATAATCTCTTTATAATCCATGGATTACCTTTCTAGTAATTTATAACTATCACAATTTACATTTAACGCGAGGCTACTACCATTTTCCCATCTAACATGAACTTGTCCTATATCATCAACATATAAAACTTCACCTTTTAAGTCAAACATATTTGGCTCACCTTGCATCTCATAAAGATAAACTCCCATTCCTTCTTTAAATACTTCTTTAATTCCTAAAATTTCTTCTCTTGTCATTTTGTTATCCTTTCTATAATATTATTAACTCTATCTTCTTCTTCCGGTAACAAATCTTGAATTATATAATTAAAATCAGCTGTAAAGTCATCTAATGCTTCTAATCTAGAATTTGTTATAAATATATCCTTTTTCTTTAAAGTTCCTAAATCTACAATAGACCAAATTCTTACTTGTGTCCATTGTCCACTTCTTACTTTAAATACATCTGTTACAATATTCGGCGCGCCGTATTTTTCACACAATTTTTCAATCGCTTCTAATTCTTCTTTTGTTGGTCTTGCCATTATTAAACCATAATCAGCTTTATTTATGGTCGCGCGCCCTCCTGCAAGACTCGCTTCATTTCTTATATTTCTATTATCATCTGCATTTGCATTGACCTGAGTTGAAGTCATTATAAATATATTTAACTCAACACTTAAATCCTTTAAAGCTGTCGCAAACATCAATAAAACTTCATCGTTTCTTAAATTAAAACCTTTAAACTCATTTAACAATGATGGCCCTATAAATATATAGTCATAAAATACATAACTTATATTTTTTGTTAGACAATTCTCTCGTATAATATTTTTAACTAAATCTATTGTCGGGTTCGGCATTCTCACAATAAAAAAATTATCTTCATATTCTCTCATTACTTGAATAGCTTGATTAATAATTTTTTCTTCTCTTTTAGAAAAATCACCATATCTAAATCTACTTTCATTTATATCAGTTAAATATGCTAATATCATTTTTCTAATTTCATTAAAATCTTGCTCTGTTGCGATAAATAAAACCTTCTCACTATTTCCAATCTTTTCCCAAGATTCAGTTTTACTATTATACCTTAAAGGAAAAGCTAAATAACATGCATCACCTACAGCTTGCCTTGTTTTTCCTGTACCACTTCCCGCGGACCTAATACATAAAGTACCTTTTCTTGCGCCATTTAATATTTCGTTTGTATAAATACCTTGGATCGGTAAACCTACATCACTTCGTTCATAAAAACTTTGTATTAACTCATCCAATCCTTCGGCGGCGCTCTCTACTTCAGTTACATCATTTTTTAAATATTTATTTTCAATTAATAAAAATTTCTTTTTAATTCTATCTGTTATATCAGAGACACTTAATATTTCAAACTCTTGATTAATTTCAAATGCTTTTGGCGCGGTTAGGTCTTCACAATAGAATTCATCTATATTAATCCCCATTTTTTGATAATCGCGCAATAAGTTTATTTTCTTTAATTTATTATAATAATAATCAAAATTACTTTCTTCAACAAAATCTTCAAGATCTTGTAAAAATTCAATTCCGTTATTTTTCTCAAAAATATCTTTTGCTAAATTATCACTTTCCAAAAAATTTTCAATATCAATAATCTGAATATTTTTTAAGCCATTTTTATTTAAATTATATATAGCTGTAAATATAATCTTTTCAAATCTATTAGAAAAGTCAGAAACACTTATATTATACTTATCTGATTGGTCTAAATACTGAGGATGCTTCATAAGGCCGCCCAATATTTGACGTATTGTACTTTTATCTGATAACATCACTCATCCCCCATTCCTAAAACATCTGATAATGATAAATTCTTTTTTGTTTCCTTTTTCTTTTGAGCATAAGGAACTCTTTTAATTTCTTTATTTCTTAACTCATTAATTTGTTTTTCTATATCATTAACTAATTTATCATCTTTTCTTGCTTTATCTTCCCAATAATATTTAGCTTCTTCATAAACATAAGGAACAATACCAATGCCGCCATTTGATTTATCTTCATTATTAGATTTATTTCTTATCTCATAAAAATACTTAACAGAAAGATAAACCCCTTTATATTTATAACCATATTTCCCATTAACAAAACTATCTAGCTGTCTTTTTATTAACATAAAATCGGGAGAAATCCTTTGATACCTTAAAAGATAATCATATATAATTTCTGCCCATAATTGTATTTCTCCAGCTTTATCTTTTGCTTGTTTTTTCTTCTCTGGCCATTCATTTTTAGGTGTAGTTTTTGCCAATTCATGACATTTAATATGATAATAACTACGAGTACCCAAACCCTGAATTTCATTTTTAATAACATTTTTTTCTGTTTTTTGTATTTCAAGGCCACAATAAGGACACTTCATAATTTTACCTCTCTTTCTTTCTTCTAAGAATATTATATCACAATTTCTTAAAATTTGCAAATTTAAAAAGAGCAGATATATACAATATCTGCTCATAGTTTATTATTAATTAAAGAGTCTTCATGTCAGCAACTACTAATTCAAATAAATCCTGCTGGTCTTCCATAATCTCTGAAAGTTTAATAGGTCTACCAAATACCATTTCGACTTTTTTCATAATCTTTTTAGCATTTTCGGGGTCTTTTTTAACTAATTCTTCCCATAAAGCTTTTGCTTCAGCCTGAACTGATTCAAAAGACCTCTTTTCCTCGACCTTTTCACTCATATGGTCAACCACTTTTACGCCGTCCATTTTCTCAGCTTTATCAATAGCTTCTGATATAGCCTGAACAAGTTCATTATATCCAAAAGGAATCTTTGGGGCCAAATATTTAAAACGAGAACCCGCAAATAATGTAGGTGTTTCTCTCGTATAAAGATAGCGCATATTTTCGCCATCCTTATATTCGTTTCCAATATAGCCGATAATATCAACAATTCCATTACAGATTTCTGCGGCGCGCTTTGGTAATTCTGGAGAAATAACCTCTAACTCACTACCATCTGCAGTCTTCTCAATACGAGTAGCATTATGGCAAATTAATACTACACCATATCCCAACTGGGTTATTTTTCTAAGACTTGATTCAAATTCTTTTTTGCAAGCACTATATCCTTGTCCCCAAGGAATATCAGCAATTTTTTGAACACCATTCTGCGCGCAGATAAACTGCTCGCAAAGGTCCCATGCAATAGAGACAGTGTCTATTATTATTGTTTCGAACATCTCACGTGCTTCTGGCTTTTCTAATTGGCGAAGAACTAATTTAAAGTCCGACCAACGAACTATGTCCTGCGCCATTACACCGCCTATTGCATTATAACCACGTTCAAATGCACACAGTAAAGCTTTTGGGAAAGAACAAGCTGCTGTTGTCTTTCCACTTTTAGCTTTACCATATAAAAGAACATATTTGCCTCTTAAGTCTCTAGAAATAACACTAGGTTTAATACTTAAGATATCTATAGGCATATGTTAACCTCCTTAGAATCCGAGGTCCAACATACCTTTTGAGCTTTCGTTTGCTGGAGCCGGTGCCATTCTCTGTCTAGCCTTAGCAATATCACTATCTTTCTGTGCTTCAAGTCTTGCCTTTCTTTCAGAAAGAGCTGACTGAATTTCAGACAGATTATATGCAAATTCTCCTTCGAGCGGCATCTGTGAACCACCTGTTATAACAAGATCACTTACAGAAATTGTACGCTGTCTTTCTATTGGCTCACCAAAGTCAACCTCTTCCTTAACTACTTCTGTTGTTGAACTAAAGTTAAGTCTACCATTAGCCTTAACAGTATCATTATCGTTCCAATAACTTGAAACTGCATTTACAACATTTTCATTTGAACATACAAAGTCAACTACATCAACTCTATCACCATATCCAGGTATAATTCCCTTTATATGGTATCTCTTAGGTTCTTTTATTACACCATCAGCATCAAGCTCATATCCCTGATTTGCAATAACCATTTCTACTGAAAAAGTAGCTTCTGGCTTACACTCATCTTTTCTTATCTTTGTAACAAAAGAAGTTGAAATTCTTGGGAAAGATACGAGCTTCTTATCTGCATTATAATATTCGTTCATCTGAATTCTTCCAGAAGTAATTCTTACTCTGTCTGCTCCAGTTTCTCCACCTGCTGCGGCGATTGAAACGAAATCATTCTTTATCTTTTCGATAGAATCATAAGCTGGGTTTGGTTTACCCTGATTTGTAAACTTATTTGCAAAAAGATGAACTGGTATCTCGTTCTCAATAACAACTCCATTTATTGTCTGTGTTACGAGGACTTTAATTGTACCTCTTATACACTCAATAGTCTGTCCATTTCTCTGAAAAGAACCATAATTAATATCTGTTTCTGATAAAATTCCTTCGATCCTAACTCTATTTTCTGCCTGTCTCATTTAAATACCTCTCTTTCTATATCTTGGTTCTTTTAAAATTCGAACTTAGTACTTATCGTACTAAGTTCGTTAAACTTAAAATTAGTCCTCATCAGAAGGAACAAAAGTCTTTCCCTCTTCTGTCAGATTAACATAAGTAATAGGCTTCTCTTCTCCCTCAACCTCTATCTTCTCTCTTTCAGCAAGGCCCTTCTTAACGAGGTCATTGATGTTTGCGCTTATTGACCTAGCAGCTCTACCTGTTGCTGCGCAAATCTCTTCAACACTTACGTGTCCGCCATTACCCTTTACATACTCGAATACTTCATTTGACTTTTCTGTCAGCTTCATAATTTTGTTCTCCTATAAATTTAATTTTTTTTCTTGCCATTATCTTATTTTTTCGGTTAATGGCACTTTAAGGTGTTTTCCCTTAACTTCTATATATATTATATAAAATTTTTAAGTAAAAGTCAAAATTTAACTTCTTAAAAATTTTAATTTAAAGCAATTATATTATCTTTTTCTGAAATTTTTATAGAGCGTGTACCGTATGCGCCTTTTGACACAATAGGTATTTCATCCTTTTTGAATTTTATACAAGATTTAGTGGCGCTTACCAGTATTTCTTTTAAGTCATCTACCGGTAAGAAATCTGACATCCAATCACTATCATAAAGTTTTTGAATGCGACTTCCTTTTGTATTTTTACCTTGTATTGAAAATTCTTTTATATCAGTTGATTTTATATATCCATTTCCACTTACAGAAATAATTTCTTTTGCATTCGGATATATAAGGCGCGCAGCCGCTACAACGTCTCCTTCGTTAAGTTTTATTACTTTTATTCCACGTGCAACACGTCCTATTGGACGAATATCTTTTGTTTCTGTTATTAAGAAGTTACCATCTTCGGTCATTATACCTATTTTTTCTTCATTAGCAAATAACACATCAACTAATTCATCACCATCATCAAGTGCTAAAGCTCGCATTCCGATTGCACGATTTGTGTTATATTCTGAAAGAAGAGATTTTTTGATAATTCCTTTTCGTGTTATAAAGATAACATATTCCTTAGTATTTTCTTTATTTAATCCTATTATTGCGCGCGTTGCTTCCCAGTCTTTTAATCCTATTAAAGTACAGACCGGAGTTTTTGTCTCAAGTGTTATATCAGATGCTTTACAATGGTAATAATTACCGGTTGTCATAAAGAATAAGATCTTGTCATTTGAATTAACACTAATACTATTTACGACATACTCATTCTGCGCGAGCTTAGCCTTTGTACCAACTCCACCTCTCTTTTGTGTATAAAGAGTTGAAGATTCAACCGCATAAAGATTTCCTAGATTTGTTAAAGATATTTGAAGTTTTTTTATCTCTGTTGGCTCTTCTTCTTCACCACCAAGATTTAAAATTTTTGTGCGGCGTTCGTCACCAAATTTTTCTGCAACTTCGCGCCATCCACGTATTATCTGTTCATTAAACAAATCCTTATCTTCTAAAATCTTATGAATTTCCGAAGCGCGCCCTATAAGTTCATTCTGCTCATTTACTAATTTATTTATATCTATTTTACTAAGACTAGATAACTTTAAAGCAAGAATGGCTTTTGCCTGTACATCATCAATACTTAAAAGCTCTCTTAATGCCTTATTTGCTTCAACAGATGAAGCCGCGCGTTTTATTGTCTGAACAACTTCATCAATTACATCATAAGCCTTTAGCAGACCTTCTATAATGTGCAGCCTATCCTCTATCTTTTTAAGGTCATATTCAAATCCACGTCTATATACGATCTTTTCATGGTCAATGTGTGCTTGTAGCATTTCTTTCCATGTAAACACTCTTGGAAAGCGCCCATTGTCCAACATTGTGAAGTTAATTCCATAATAAGATTCAAGAGAAGTTTTACTAAATAACTGCTTAAGTACTTTATCTGGATTAGCGTTTTTCTGTAGATAGATTTTAATTAACGGTGTTTTACCAGTTAAATCATTAAATCTATCAATTCCAAAATTATTTTCACTATTAATTATCTCTTCAAGCTCTCTACAAATAGTTTCTGTATAAAGCATATAGGGGATTTCAGTTACGATAAAGCATCTATCCTTTGCATCCCACTCAACAGAGGATCTAATCTTACAAGCAAAACCCGTACCATTTTTATGTGACTCTTTAACTTGCTCACCATTTATAATGGTTGCGCCGGTCGCAAAATCAGGAGCTACATAAATATCATCAAATTCAGCATCAGGATTTAACAATAAAACTTCTAATGCTTTATTTAACTCTTTTAAGTTGTACTGCGGAATTGAAGAGCTCGCGCCAACACCTATTCCATAGGTTCCATTTACCAGGTTATAAAAACCCTTTGATGGTAATACGGCGGGGTACTGTTCAGTATTATCATAGTTATCACGCCACTCACTAATTGTATCCTTTTTTAAATCTGCAAATAAATATTCAGCCAAAGGAGATAATCTTGAACTTGTATAACGAGGTGCCGCCCAACTTCCAGAAGCCAAAAGAGTTCCATAGGAACCTTCAACTTCCACAAGTGGATAACGCATTGCAAATGGTTGCGCAGACCTCATAATTACTCCTTCAGCAGATGAATCTCCATGAATGTAAAGACGAAAAGCTGAACCAATAGCTTTTAATGTCTTTTGAAAAGGCTTAGAATGGACAAATTTATCTGTATACATACAGTAAAAAATTTGACGAGCAGAAGGCTTAATACAATCACGCACATCGACTAGGGCGCGGCTCTGTAGAACCGCACCACTAAATTGGATAAAGCTATCATTTATTACTTGTGTTAAGTTACTCATTTATTGCCTTTATTTTCTCCTTTCTATCTTTATATTATAATTATATCAGAATTTTATAATAAGTTCAACTTTTTATTCTCTTATCTCCGAGAAATCGACGTGTTTAAATATAAAGTCACGTTTTGGTTCACTATCTTTACCCATCAAGTCCCAAAGTAAATCAATTGTGTCTTTATCCGGCAAAAGTTGGTCCATACGCTGGAATTCAGGCATAAACATTGACCTGTGCGCTTGTTCTGCCGAGAGCGCGCCGAGTCCTTTTGCACGTTCAACTTCTCCCTTTATATTTTTTCTAACTTTTTCAAATTCTTCATCTGTAAAGTAATAAGATTCTTCTTTTTTATTCTTAACAATATAAAGTGGAGACCTTAACCAATAAAGACGACCTTCTTCAATAAATTCGGGAGCAAACTTATATACAGCACACATTATCAAAAGACCAATTGCATATCCATCTGCGTCAGCATCGGTACATATACCTATCTTTCCATAACGCAATTTTGAAGCATTATATTTGCCCGGTATTATATTCATAGCACTGAGGAATAATTTAATTTCTTCATTTTGATAAATCTTTTCATCATCATTAGAAAAGGTATTAATCATTTTTCCTCTAAGTGCTAAAATTCCATAACTCTTCTCATCTCTTGCCATTGCTATTGATGAAGCCGCACTATTACCCTCAACTAAAAGTAAGGTTGAATTTTGTCCAAGAAATTCTGCATCCTTAAGTTTATCAGATGCAAAAACTTTTTTCTTTTGATTTTTCTCAACTTCTTTTGTGGCGCTCATTACTTGCTGACGTGCTTTTTCTGCCGCAGCTTCGGCGCGAGCCACTTTGTTAAGTAATTCAACTACTTGATTAAAATCATCTTTTCTTTTTAAAGCAAATTCTTTTAAACAATCACTTATCGCAGTAGAAGTTGCAGTTCGTGCTTCGGGGTTTGCTAAAGCTGTTTTCTGCTGATTTGTAAATTGCCCCATTTTAACTTTAACGCTTACGAATCCATCAAGCACATCTCGAATTGTATCTCCATCATATTTTGTTTTAGCAAGAGAATTAAAGGTTCTTGTTAATGAAGATTTGAAACCACTAATAAAGGCTCCTCCATCTGGCATATATAAATTATTTGCATAACCACGAATTTGTCCTTTTTTACTTACCCATTGGAGAGCCAATTCAACTTTACAATCATTTGTTTCATAACTATAAGAAAATGGCTTTGAAAGACGATTTTCCTTTAAAAGACCATCAATTAGTCCACTCTTTGAAAAAAATTCTTCTTTTTCCCCATCTATATATAAATAAATATGTAACCCAGTAGAAAACATTGACATTTCTTTTAACATTGACCTTAAACTTTCAATATCAATAAAAATATCTCCATAAACACGAGGATCTGGTTTATAAACAATTGTAGTACCGGTATCTTTACCATCATAAGGAACCTCCATAACTTCTGTCGTTGGAGTTGCTCCCTCTTCGTTAGATTCAAAACGTTGAGTATAAATTTTACCATCACGTTTAACAGATACAATTAAAAACTCTGCAGTGTGACAAACAATTTTATTTCCTTCTCCATTAATACCAACAGCGCTAGAATATACCCCCTCCGTATGTTTTCCTCCAGAGTGTGGTATTAAGAAGGCGGCAGTCAAAGAATTTTGTCCATCATCTCTTATTCCTACTGGTATACCCCTCATATTATCGCTAACTATAATTTCTCTTGTCTTTGTCGAAAGAGTTATTTTTAAAAATGGATTGGCTGGCTTATAAACTTCATATTCATCTTGTACATTTACAATTAATTCTCTTAAACCTAAGTTAATTGCCTCTTGTTTATCGGCAGAAAGATACATACCTATTTTTTCTCTAAAAGCGCGGCCTGCACTTAAACTAATTATATCATTTGCCGTATAATTCATTTAATATCTCCTTTATTTTTTCTTCAATATCATCTTTATAAGTAATATAATATAATTTTATATTATTTTTCTAACAAAAATCAAATTTTTCCTTATCTCTTCTTACTCGTTCTTCAAATTTATCTTTTGTGTTCCAACCATATTCTTTATAGGTAAAATGTATATCTCCTTGATATTCAATTAATCCTAATAAGTTATCTTCTTTATCAAATAAAGCAAAATCAAACTAGTATGGATAAGTTATACAGATAAAATCTTTAAAACTATATTCACTTTCATACTTAATCCCCGCTTTGTTTAATAAACGATTTATCGTCATATTTCCTATTGAATTAATACATCCACAAGAGTTAGTATCACCACATTGTAAATATTGGTGCTAAACATCACACTCATTTCCACAATCACATTTACAATGCCATAATCTTGCGCGTCTTCCATCTGATTTATTTATAAAACCATTTTCGTATAAAACAACTAATCTACCAAATCTTTTTCCAATTAAATTACCGCCACGTTGTAAATTTGATTCTATAGCTCGTTCTTTCTAATAGCACCCACAAGATTTAGTATTACCAGAACGTAAATGCTTGCCTAAAACTACTACTTCATTTCCACATTTACATTTACATAACCATTGAGCACGACCTTCTTTTGTATTTTCTGCTCTAGCGATTACTGTTAAATATCCATATGTATTTCCTAATTCATTTTTTAATCCCATTTTTATCACCTCTATTAATAAGTAACCGGACTAAATGGATAATACATATTTTTAGACCAGTATATCATCTATAGTATAATTCATTTAACATCTCCTCATATCTTTTTATAGTCACACGGCTTCTATTGTTTTTAGAATGTTCATCGCAATAATACCCGATCCAGTTCATTGTAACATATTCCGCGGGCGCGCCACATACACAACAAATTGTTCGTGATAAATCTTGATATTTCTCTATAATATTGCAAAGCTCATCATAGATTATTTTAGGAGCACCTTTATCATACCAACAAAGCTCTCCCCATTTTTCTTTTATCTGAGTTATTCTATAATCATAAAGATAATCAGCTTTTTTCAATACTTTAGCTATCTCTTCACACATTTGTATGCCAAAAGTTTTTTTCCAACCACTAGGCATAGCATCTAATTCGGTCCAAGTATAGTCATAATTTTCTATCTCTTTATCTGTAAAACGATTTCTAGGTATAAGAAAAGGATATTCTATACAAAGCCATCTATTATAATCCGGGGTACCCTCTTGTGCGTTCTTTAAGTCATTTTCCCAATCTTTATATTCATTACTCATTATTTTTCACCTTTCTTCCATTCTTAATTATATTATACTAAAAATTTATAAAAATTGCAAATTTAAAATTCTCTAAAATGAAAAAAGAAGGTTTTACCCTTCTTATTCCCAGTTTTCTACTTTTTTCTTGCGTTTTTTTGAAGGAGTTTTTGCCCAGATTAACTAATCCATCGCTCTAGTTGCCGCAACGTAGCATAAGCGCGCCTCTTCATCATTATATGCAAGTAAATTATAGACCGCAACTTTTTTATTTTCTAACCCCTTACTTGAATGAACTGTCAACACTTTAATAGTATTCTCTTTCAACTTTCCCTAAATTTGAGAATTTGTTAAATCAGCCTGTTTAAAGGTATCATTTGGTATTTCAACCTTGTTTAATATAGTCTGAAAAATTGTTACATCTGCATTTGTACGGCATAAAATAAACCAATCTTTCCATTGTTGATTAGGTTCATAACGTTTTATTAAGTCTACCAACTATGAAGGTAATACTTCTATCTATATTACAGGAGAGGTAAAATCGGGTTGCCGCATAGGTATTGAATTATCTTCATACTTATACCCAAGCCGCCACAAAAACTTTTTTGCAAATTTTAAAATAGTTGGAAAGTTACGATAATTTCGATTCATTTCATAAACAGTAACATTTAATTCTTCTTCTTTTTTTAATAAATACTCTGGATAAGCCCCTGCAAATCCATAAATGCTTTGCCGCAAATCATAAAAATACATGTAATTCTTTGGCTTTATTAATTCAAAGAATTCAAACTATTCTTTTGTTGAGTCCTGTGCTTCATCTACTAATAAATAATCAACCTCTTTAATACATTGTGGGTTTTCCTATATTAAAGGAAACAAATCGTCAAATTGTTCGTTATCTAAAATTTTTGATGTATCAATTGATCCACTACGTAAAAGATAATTACAATAAGAATGAACTGTTCCAATAAACAGACCATCCGGCCGCCCTATTCTTTCATACATTACCGAAGCAGCGTTATTGGTAAAAGTAATAGCCACTATTTTATATGGGTCAATTCCCTAACTTAATAAATATTTAATTCTATTTACTAATGTCTCGCTTTTTCCAGATGCGGCAGCACTTGGTACCAAAACATGGGGCGCGGCAGTAGTAATTATTTGTCTCTATATATCATTAATCGTCATTTCTATCCCCTCTAACACTATTTAACCCATAATTTTTACTATCATAAAAATCTATATAAAACGATTCTCTTTCTCTTAGCTTTTCTTTTGGTGTTTCTTCTAATATTTCAAAAGTAAAATTTTCAGGACCATCTTCTGCCATTACTCTATGCAGTTGACTTGATGCTAATGTACCTACCCCAATAGCAGATTTTACATGATCTTGCCATCTTTTATCTATTGATACGGTTTGTCCTATATAAATTTCTCCCGTTTTTAACCTAGTTATCTTATATACACCGCTAATATCTCCTTTTGGGAGTAATCTTTTTCTTAAATCAGCAAGAGGTTTTTGATAATAACCAGTCCAAATTATCTTATTAACAGCATCAGGCTTAGATAAATGTAAACTTGCATTTTTAAGTATTTCTATATCCTTTTTATCTAAATCACTAATATTCATTTTATAAAAGGCCTTATCTTCCTCTATTTGACGTTGGCGCATTAATTCTTCATTTATACTATCACGTTGCGCCTTAAAGTTGTAAACCTAAACAAGTAAATCTCCAAGCTATTGTTCCAATTCCTATTTTTTAAGCTAATAATCTTCTTCGGCTTCGGTTATAGCTTTATTTATCTTTTCTTTTTGTTGCTGATAATATTTTTCAACATTCTCTTTAACATGAAGACGCGCCGTATTTTCTTTAGCTTTCATTAAAGTATTAAGCTCATCTTCCCTTATCTTTAAAAGTGAATTATTAAATTCTTTTTTCTAATCTATATCTCGCTAAATTAAATTACAAGAATATTCTAATTCATTAACTTTATTTAGTAGCTCTTTATTTTTAGTAATTAAATCATTTAATTCGCTAGTTAACTAATCTTTTTTTTCTTGTTTTAACTTTTTATATTCATTTTCTATTAGCTAATTCTATTTATTTAAATTATTTCTCTATACTTTATTCTATATTAATAAAAATATTAATATAATAGATAATATACATATTATATAAATCATAATATTTATAATTCTCCATTTTCTTTTTTTTAATTATACCATAAAAAAAGAGAGAAATCAAATTCTGACTTCTCTCATAAAAATTTTAATCATCCATTAATTCTTCCGCATAGTGAACATTCCATTCACTCATTCGCGCGTAGTATTTATCAATATAATTATTTCCACCTAACTTTTTATAGTCTTTATAAAGTTCATCTACCGCTTCTTTTTGATAAATTGAAAGTTCGCGATATTGTTTTCCTTTATAATAATAACTCATAATTCTTTGTCTAAGCATGTCCTTAGAGCCTTCGCTTATTGATTCAAGCTTTGCGTCAATTTTATCATTCTATTCTTTTGTAGTATTAATAAAATTAACTAACAAATCCTTAATTTCTTTAATTTCTTCGTTTTGCTTATTGTCCGTATCTATAATCTGCTAGGTGTGCTTTGTAAAAATCTTTCTAATGGCGACCTGTCCCTTTTCAGAAAAAGTAGCTACCAGTGCCAAGAAAGCAGAAATACAACCAATTATAGCAGCTATATCTCTTATTAGGTTCATCGGTACTTACCTCCTTTCTATCTTACGAATAAAAGTGAGGTTATCTAAAGTTCGCTTTATTTTTTAGATTATCATTCCACCATTTTGTATTTACTAAAAAACGTTTTTGTATTAAATCTTGAAAGGTTTTTATATTTTCTAATTCCCAATAAGGAATTCGATAAAGATTTATCTTATGCGCGAGGGCGTAAGAATTTTTTCGTCTATCATGTTCTTGTGCCTTTAAAAATTCAGAACGCTTTTTATAAAACTTTTTTACAAATTTAAAGTGTTGCTCTCCATCATATTCAATTAGAATATTTAAATCTGGGATAAAAAAATCATACCTATAAAGACCATGTTGTAAGTCTTTATAGGTTTTTTCTCGTTCAAATTTGATTTTTTCTTTTTGTAATATTTCTATGATGTGACCTTCACCAATAGATGTATTATTCAATTCCTAACTTCTCCCAAGTGCAATCCTTATATGTAAGGTCAGGTCTAAAGTTTAACATTTTTGCATGCCTTAAACCCTTGTTTTCTGTATTCATTATTTCCATTGCAGTTACTTCAATAGCTTTCCCTGCATATGCTTTTGGATTAGCCTTTATTTCTTCAGTTAAACCACTTAAATATCCAATAGGGTAAACTTCTCCGTCCTTTAATACACCAATTTCAAGGCTTCCCGCCCAATTATAGAAATAAGGCTTAGTTACAGGGACTATAGGCGCGCCCTCTGCATATTCTTTATAATGTTCACCAAGTTTGCGTTCATCGGTTACATCGTCACACCAATATGTCCATTTTTCCAATTCTTTTCCTGTATAAATACGGCTCGGCGCCATAAATTTGCCAGTGAAGAAGCAATCAATTGTTTCCTGGAGTTCCTTTTTAACCTTTTGGCAATCCTTTGATGGGCGTTTACCCGGCTGATATAAAGATTCCTTTCTTGTTATAACCATACCTTCACCGCCATTTGCCAAAATATCTTGGAGATGATTCCACAAGTCCGCGCCGTCATAATACTTTGCATACTCAATAAAAGGTGATTTTATTTTCTCGCTTAAAGCATCAAGAAATTCAAATCTTACTCTTGCGGTCTTTTCCAGCATTGAGTGCCCATTATATGCAAGAATATCAAATATATAATAATGAAGCTTTTCATTCTTTTCCTGACGAGCAAGCGCCTTATCTAACAAACATCCCATTATTGTTGTTACGTTAGAGCTACCTTCATTATCTGGAAAATAAAGCTCACCTAATAGACAAGTTCCTTCTGGAATTGCTTCAAAAAATTCATTAAGCTGTGGTACCCATTCGATTTTATTTAAGTAATCACCCTTTACACTCTTTGAACGCCCTAAAAGCTCCATTGAACCGTCATCGTTTTTAATGAACTTATAAAAGGCTCCGTCCATCTTGCGCGCACCTAGCCAATCACCACTAAATATACGAAGCTGTGTTGTTTCTTTTTTCTTTTCTTCACTCCATGAAGCAGGCGGCGCCCAATATCGCATAGGCTCAATATTATGAAAATCAATATTATCTATCATCTTTTTCTCCTTTCTTTATATATATATTATATCAAAAATTTAAGAAAAATTATAATTTTGAATTAAATCTACATCACCAAATTCTTTAATCCAATCAAAAAAGTTATCTTTAAATATGTAAAGTTTTTTATCTATAATTTCAGAAATTTTAATCTTTTTTAATATTTTCCTTATTGAATTTTTACTTTTTAAAATTTGTTGAACATAATCTTTATGTAAAAATTCTTTTATTAATTCTTCTGTATTTCCATGATCACCGTTTACAGCTAAAATTATTTGATAAAAATTATATGCTAAACTAATATAAGATTGTACAAAGTCAATAAGTTTATCATCTTTTACATATTTTTGTTCTATAAGACGCATACAACTATTTAAACAACAATAGATATGTTGCCAACTTCCCACTTTCGCAAAATCTAATCTATCAACGCGCGTAAGAGAACCTTTATAATCTCGCCATAAATATAAGGGAAATTCAAGCTTTAAAAGTTTGCTTGTCATATTTAAAGCAAGATTATTAAATCCGCCATCTTCATTACAACGAATTCCTTCATAGAATCTTATGTCATTATTTTTTAAATAGTCATATCTATAAGCCTTACCATGAAGCCAAGTCACGCCTCTATCTATTGTAATCATGCTAGATATACCATGTTTCTTTTCAACATAAATAGGGGATACTACAACATCGGCGCCAACTGCTTTTGCGTGGTCATAAAGCAACTCTACATATTGTGGTGTTACCATATCATCCGCATCGCAAAATGCTACATAATCGCACATTTTATTATGGTCTAATCCATATTGGCGCGCCGCACCCGGCCCTCCATTTTTTGGATTTATAAGGTAATTAATATGTAATCCTCTATTTGAATACTTTTCTATAATATCAGAATAATCTTCTCCATCAGCGTCATTAACTAAAGTAATAAAAAATCTTTTCTTTGTTTGTGTAACAAAAGAATCTAAAAGGTCTGGTAATGTGTCTCGCGCCTTATACATAGGTACTATTACATTTAGCATATCTTATACTCCTTTAGCTTCAACAGCCAATCTATCAACCATATTATTCCATTTATCGTCACTATGCCCCTTAGTCTTTCTAAAGGTAAGGCGCGAGTCCTTAAAGAATGGTAATAATTGCTCCCATAATTCTCTATTTTTAACAGGTTCTTTTTTAGAATTAATCCATCCATTATTCTCCCATTTAGACCACCATTTTTGCTCATAGCAATTTATACAATAAGCTGAATCAGAATAGATAAGAGCAGCATCTACTGGATCCAATTCTCTAACTATTTCGTGGCATAAAGTTATTAAAGCAAGCAGCTCGCATTCGTTATTTGTGGTATTTGATATATGGTCAGCGCCGTAGCTTACAATATTTTCTTTCTCATCTAATATAAGCCAGCCTATCCCACCAATACCTTTTCCCTTTTCATTATTCGAAGTCGCGCCGTCTGAGTAACCATAAATCATTTTTCATACCAATCCTTATAAATTTCTGACCAAATATTTTCATCAACTTTCCAGGCTTTTGTTATATATTCTAAGAAATCTTCACATTTAATTCCATTAATGGTTATTTTTTTAGGTGAAATGCGTTGGATACCTTCGCTTTTATTCTTTAAACATAAAAATTTAAAAAATCCACACTGAAGTTGAATTTTATATCCAAATAAATTATTGACTATTTTTGCCATTTCAAATAAAAATAAGTGATTTTTATTTTTTGTATCAAAATTTTTAAAGGTTATTAATTCTGTTTTTTTAGATACGGTATAAAGATTTTGAATACATACATTACTTAAATCACTATATAATTTATCTTTTTCTTTATTATCCATATTTATTATTCCCCTTATTCTTTTTTTAAATTATATCAGAATTTTTATTAAAAGTCAAACTTTGTTAAGTTAATAGAGTGAAGGGGCTTTTTGTCGACTTATTTATGAGAAAATTTTAGAAGGAGGAGTGAAAATGGATTTTACTAGAACACTTAAATAGGGAATGTCTGGAAAAGATGTTCGTTATATTAAAGATATGCTTTTTGAATTAAAATACTACCCAAATTCAGTAAAAAAGATTAGCTCTAGTATTTTTGGTTCAGATACAACTAAAGCAGTTAAATCTTATCAATCTACACATAAAGATACATCCGGCGCGAAGTTAACTGTTGATGGTATTGTTGGAAAGAAAACCTGGACCGCAATAGAACGTGATTATAACGCTTCCTAGAAGATTACATATACAAGACTTTTAAAGCAAGGCATGAGTGGTAAAGATGTTAGATATATGAAGGATGCGCTTTTTGCTTTAGAATACTATGATAAGTCAATTAAAAAGATTGACAGTGATACTTTCGGCGCGGACACAGTAAAGGCTGTTAAACTTTATTAGGAATTAAATGGGCTAACTGTTGATGGGGTTATTGGAAGGATTACTTGGACAGCTATTGAAGATGACTTTATTAAAGGATAGAAAAAGCCAGAAAAGAAAAGCATATTAGATAGTTATACACATATTGCCGAAGATAAGAGAAAATCAATTGAAGCTGACTTGCTAAAGGTTAGTGATTTTAGAAAAGAAGTTGTGCTGGAAATTCTTAGATACGCTTATGATAAAGATGTTAAGGGGTTAACTCGCGCCCTATACATATTTGGATCTAATTTATATGGTACTGACCTTAAATTAAATATTGCTGATGCTAAAGAAGTGGAAGCCGCAGCAAAGAAACATCCTGGTTACTTTAATGGCGGAAGAAAAGAATGGATGCTTGAATAGATAAAAAAGAATCCTAATTTACCAGCTTCTGATTGTTCAGGTATGGAAGTAGGGTACCTTAGAAAGCATAAAAAGGTTTCTAATACTTTTGATGCGACAGCAAATAATTTATGCACAAATTCTAAACATTCAACAGCTACAACAATGACTAATTTAATACCTGGTGATTGGGTTGGATATAATGGCCATATTGGAACTTATGTTGGTGGCGGCTGGGTCGTTGAATTTGCAGGTGGCGCCTATGGATGTTAGCTGACAAAAGTAGACGATAGAAAAGTTTATGACTTTGTTAGAGATATGGTTGTTACAGGAACTTAGTGGACCAGGTTTAGAAAACCGATTTATTATTGAGGTGAATTATGAATATTTAGGATGTTATAAATTATGTAAATGAGACGCCGAATAATACCAATCCGGCTGTTTTAAAGGGAATGATAGAGGCAATTGTGGAAAGTTCAGAGTCTGGTGACAGCGATAATTCAGTTACCTTTATACACTTTGAATTGGGGGAGTATGATTCGGAAGAAAGTAGAACTAATATACAAAGTGATAAGACATTTGATGAAATCTATAGTGTAGTGACGTCAGAAAATGTTTGGATAGCAGAGCTATCTGACGGAACACAGTCACATACAGTAAGAAGTTGCACCGCTTTCTCTGACTAGGACAATCCAAATGGTATAATAATTGAATTTTTTGATATATCTTCAAGTGGCTTTATTTCAGTACACTTATCACCAACATATATGTATATTCCAGGCAGTATTAGTAGTTCTGATGACCCTGGAAATGCTGAATAATCGATAAATTAATAACTTTAAAAATACTAATAATCGAGTAAAAGGAGGAATGAAAATGCAAACAATAATAGCTTTTTCAATAGTAATGTGGATTTTTATTGATAGAATAAAATTCCTCTGGGATGGTTCTGATAAGAAGTCTCTTATCACGAGCTTAGTAGCTTTAGTAGTAGGAATGACATTAGCTTTCTGCTATAAACTTGACCTGTTGCATGAACTTGGCATGGTAGATTATACATCTATCGGCGGTTATATATGCGGCGGCCTTGCTCTTATGGGTGGATCAAGTTGCATAAGTGAGATAATTGAGAAAATTTCTCTTAGTGAATAAAATCCCCTTAGCTCCTCAAAACTTGCGTTTTGAGGAGTTTTTTGTTATAATATTATTAGGTATGAAAAGAACGAATTTACAAAAACAACTATTCACTTTATTTTAGAATAATTTTAGGAGGGATAAATTAGAATGGCATCTAAGATTGAGGGAACCACTATTTCCTTAACCAGAGGGGATAGTTTTTTTACCAATGTTGAAATATTTAAAAATGATGAAATTTATACTCCTGTCGAGGGTGATGTAATTCGTTTCGCCCTTAAAAGAAATGTTATGAATTAGGCAAAAAATGAATTTGCGGACAGACAACCGCTTATATTAAAAGTAATTCCAAATGATACTTTATTATTGTAGCTTGACCCCGAGGATACAAAAGATTTGAGTTTTGGAACTTATGCCTATGATATAGAAATTACTTTTAGTACAGGTGTAGTTGATACATTTATTGCTGACGCTAAATTTGTACTGACTAGAGAGATTCATTAATGGCCGATAAGATTACTGGGAAGTTATCGGGGGTATTAAAAATCAGTGGTAATATTTCACCAGTTGCGGGATTAAATGGTGTATTAAATACACCAACCGTTGTGGGTATTAATGATTATAATAAATTAATTAACAAGCCTTCTATTGAGGGTATTGAGTTAATTGGTGATATGTCATTAGACGCATTAAATATTGCTTCTAAGACTGAATTAGTTGATGCGATCGCCGCCCTAAACATAAACGTAAGTGCTATTTATATTGGTACTTAGGAAAGTTTTGATAGTTAGGTTGAAGTTGTTTCTGAAAAAAATGCGGTGTACATATATACTAACCATTCAACAAACTCTTAGGGACAACCAGTGCCTGATTATAAAATTGGTGATGGAAAAGCATATTTAATTGATTTACCATTTGCGAACAATTTGTTTGAAGAGCATATAAACAATTCTGCTATTCATATAACAAATGCCGAAAGAGCTTTTTGGAATAATAAGGTAAGTGCTTATTATTCTTTAACAGACGAGGAAACCCTCGTATTAACCACAGAATAAAAAAGGAGAAAATGAAAAATGCCAGATATTAGTAGAATTACATTACCTAGTGGTACTACGTATGATATAAAAGACGCGGTTGCGAGACAGGCTATTTCTGCGGGTGTTGCCTTTATCGTATCTAAGGACGCCGCATCTACACCACAGGGCGTAAAGTGGATTAATGCTAGTAGTATTGAAATAACAGGTACACTTGTTGCTTCAACAACAACAATGGGTTCAATTTATTTAGTACCAGCTAGCACAACATCACAAAAAGATGTTTATGATGAATATGTTACTGTTGAAGATGGTGGTAACTATTCTTGGGAGCGTTTAGGAAGCACAGATATTGATCTTAGTGATTTAGGCGAACTCGCTTATAAAGATACAGTAACCCTTAATAAGCAAACAGCCACAGCAAGTAACGTAACTGGCGCAACAGTAACAAATACTGCTGTTAACGTTACACCTACAACAACAAATCTTGATGTAGTACTTGAAACTACAGGTTCTAAGACAACAGCTAATGCAATTACTGGTCTTGGAAATCCTTCAACAGAATCTTTTGTAAAAAGTTACCCAGGAGCTACCTCAAAGCTCGTAACAACAAGTATTACACCTACAAATGGAACAATTTCAATTCCTAATGTTACGGGAAATACATCTGTTACTGCCACAAAGATTAATAGCTACGGTACTGCTTCAACTTGGGATTATACAGTTACTGATGAAGTTTTGATTATTTCTGGTGCTAATAGTACGGCGCCAACTGGTGTGGATGTAACAGCTTCAAATACAACACTTGGTACGGCACTGACCGCTGCAAAGGTTGGTACTGCAACAACAGTAGCTACTGGCGCATTAAATGCTTCAGGTACTGGTGGCTCTGTTATGACCGGTCTTGGAACTGCTTCAACTGGAAATGCAGTTACAGGTTATGCTTCACCTACCTCTTCAAGCTTTGTTACTGATGTACCAAGCTACACAGCTACTCTTGAAGCAGATAGTACAGATTTTGACGCTGTTTCTGTTATGACAGGAGTATCAAGTGCCGCACTTACATCTAATGGTGTAACAGTTACTAAGACAGATTCTACAGTTCTTACAAATGCTACAACAGTTACTGTTGGAACAAATTCTTAATTTTTAAAAGGGAGGTAACCTATGGCAGATATTAAACAAATACAATTGCCCGATGGTACAAGTTATAATCTAAAAGATACATCAAAAGTACCTGTAGCCATGGGTTCTACTGAAGCTAATAAAACAGTTATAACAAATGCTGCGGGTAGTGTAACAACAAGAAAGTTAGTTGATGGGTATACGGTTGTTCAATCGTTACCCACAACTAATATAGACCAAAATGCTGTTTATTTAATTTCATAGGAATATGATGGCGGCGGTGACACTCCGACAACAGGAGTTACTTATACTTTAAGCACAGACAGTAATGATAATATTGTATTATATGGTTCTGATGGTTCAACTAGTTCAGTTGATGTTAAGTCAATTATTGATGATGTAATAAATGACGTATTGGGGGTGGCTTATTGAGATGAGTAATGCTTTAAATACTTTATTTTCTAATATAGCCGCCGCCATTAGAACCAAAAATGGAAGTAGTAATACATATTATCCTAATCAGATGGCTAATGCGATTTTAGCTATACCAACTGGCGGCTCTACGATTAATAATTAGGATAAAACAGTAACTCCAACAAGCTCTCAGCAGTTAGTAAGTTATGATTCAGGATATACGGGGTTGGGAACAGTTACTGTTTATCCTATTCCTAGTTAGTATATAGTGCCAGAAGGAACTTTACAGGTTACGACTAATGGTATAAAGGATGTCACTAATTATGCAAGTATTAATGTTAATGTGCCGATAGAAAATTTTAATGTTTCCTCATTAATTGTTACTCCAAGTGAAACCGAGCAAGTTTTTGATGGTAGTGCTTCGGAAGACCAAATAGTAAATCAGACAATGAGGGCGGGGTCTGGTAACAGTTATACCTTCCCAACGCCATTAACTGTTGGAGCAACATATCATATGGAATGTATTGCATATGATGATGATAGACAAAAAAGTTATAGCTATAACGCTGATTTTGTATGTTCTACAACGGCTGAAACTATTTGTTATTACATAGTTATTAATAATACTTCTATGTACGGGTTATCCATGCTGGATAGATATAACGTTAAAATCTACGAAATTGCAGTTGATGGATATCTCCCAGTAACAGTTAGCGCGATTTCAAGTACTTATATTGGGTCTGGAATTACTCAGCGCGACTCTGATGATTTATCTGCATCCGGCGCAACAATTACGGCGCCAGCAGGGTATTATGCGGCAGCAGCATCAAAGTCTGTTGCAACTATGACGTTACCAACGGCCGCCGCCAGCAGCGCTACATCTGGCTACACTTCAAAAGCCACAATTGGTAGATCAACATCAGCGCAATACATCAATATACCACCTGGTTATAATAGTGCGGGTGGGTATTACGTAATTAGTGCCGTTGCAAACGGTTCAGCGAGCGCGCCCTCAACAATTTCTGGAACTTCTGCGACAGTTTCAACGGGTACCAACACTTTAACATTAACCAAAACAGTTAGCGTTACTCCTGTTGTAAGTGCAGGATATGTTTCAAGCGGAACTGCAACAAACTCATCAGTTTCTCTTACTACTTCAGTTACAACTAAGGCGGCTGCAACAATAACACCTGGTACATCAAATCAAACAATCGCCGCAGGAACCTATCTAACTGGCGCGCAAACTATTTCAGGTGATGCAAATCTTGTTGGTTCTAATATACTTAGCAACGTTTCAATATTTGGTGTTAGTGGTACTGTTGATTTTATTACTTGTTATTCCGGTAGTTCAGCACCTTCTTCTTCTACGGGAAGTAATGGAGATATTTATCTTCAGGCATAAGGAGGTAGATAAATGGCAACAATTAGATTAGTTCCCAGCAACTATGCTAGAAGTAATACAAACTATGTAACAGTTACAAACCCTAGTAATATGTATAATAATACAGACCACACAGCAAATACTTGTACTCTTAGAGGACGAGCTGGTAGAAGTAGTAATAGTACATACTACGCTTTTATTAGGGGATTTAATTTTGGTGATGTTCCTAGTAATGCAACTGTTACTGATTTTAAAATTAAAATAAGAGCTTATAGAGGTTCTTATCAAGCATCAGGTAACACCAACTATCGTATTTGTCTTGCAAGTTAGGCTTCAAACTCATATAAAATAGGTAATACCACATTATCTCAAGATATTACTACGTCTTCGACTAATAATGGAACTGTTTATGAAATTCCAACAGGATCATTGACATGGGACACTCTTAAAGGGTATGGCTCTAATTTTTCAATTGATATACCTTTAAGAAACAGCTCTACTTCTTCAAGCAACTATCCATACGTTTATGTTGCTGGTGTTGAAATTGAAGTTACTTATACAATTCCAAACCCACGTACGGTTACTACTACTTTAACTGGTAGTGGAACTATTGACCCATCAGGTACACAGATAATGTATGATGGGGATGAGTACAATCTGGTTATAGAACCAGCCAATACATCTGATGAGGTTACTGCTACTAAAAATGGTACGGCTATAACCCTTACTAAACATAGTGGTGGTGCATCAGAAGAAACCAATGTATTAGGTGAGTATACATTAGTTAGTGGTAGCTTTAATGGTAGTGGAGCAACATATTTTCAAGGACTAGTTGGAAAAGGTCATAATAACACACAAACTACATCAAACTATTATTCTGGTGGAAGTGGTACTATTGCGGTATTTACATATGATGTGCCTTTTGTCGGAATTCCAGATAATGCTACTATAACTAGCTTATATATGTTAGTTAATGGTCATGCAGAGTCAACTTCTAACTCGTCAGAATATATGTGCGCGCGGCTAATAAGTGGAAGTACAAATTTATCAGATGAGTTAAATTTTAAATCGATTGGTACCTCAAACTCAACTTAGACAGTCACAGCTAATGTTACACCAACAGTCGCGCAACTTGAAAATTTACAGGTTCAATGCCGATTAGGATATTATGGCGGCGCCATTAATGGTGCTACTGTTTATCTTGAATATGAAGTTTCAGGGGTATATTATACTTATGAAACAACAATTAGCGGTGACATGATTATTGCCGTTATAATTGGTGGTGGGTCTACCAAAAAGATTTATGTAAAGGTTAATGGAGTATGGGTCGAGTATTCAAAGATTTATAGAAAAATTAATGGAAGTTGGGTTGAACAATCCGATTTTTCATCTTTATATACATATTTAAATGGAAATAATATTTTAAAGGAGTAATGGAGTAAATGGCTACTTTATATAATCAATATATTTATAAAAATGGAGCTTGGATGAAGATAGGTACTAGTAGTGATAGTGTTACCTATACTTTATCTTACTCCGCTCTTACAGGTTTACTTACACTAACTGGTTCTGATGGTAGTACAAGTACCGTTACTATTGAATCAGGTAGTAGTGATGCAATTACAGGAATTACGGTTAATGGAACAACTGTAACAGTTACAGATGGGGTCGCCGCAATTAGTGTACCAACAACGCTTTCTGCTTTTACTAATGATGTTGGTTATATTACATCTTATACAGAGACTGATCCGGTATTCCGCGCGAGCGCGGCCGCAGGAATTACGGCTACGGATATTAGTAATTGGAATGCAAAAAGTGATACAGATGAAAAAGTTAAACAAGAAAATGTAACTTCAGGCACTTATTCTATATTATTAGGTGCCTCATTTAGCTCTGGTACAACTACAACTTCTGTTAATAAAGCACAACTTTTATCTTACAACGTATCTTCTAATAGATTAAACGTTAACAATATACAAGTAGGTACTGTATCCCAATCAGGTACCATAATGTTAGGTGGAGTAGCGCTTATCGGGATAAGGAGTTCATCAGGACTTGTTGATAATACCGTTACTCTTCCTGCGGCGACAGGAACTGTAGCCTTAACTTCTAATACACCAGCGTAGGCAAGCATTAATAGTACAGGACTTATAACTTATAAAAATAGTGGAGGATCTTCATTATTTACTTTATAGTTACCACTTTATAATGGAGGTGTTAGTTAAAAATGGCAGATATAGAAATTGGATATAAAGGTTCTACTATTACTTCTATAAATAGTGGTGGAGTTACTACTTTAAACACTATAGGAACTTTTTGTGAAGATAATATAACAGTTACTTTTAATAAAACACAGGGAGAAGTCTTTACTCCTGCAACAACAATTACAACGAATCCTTCTATAACACTATCAGCTACTACAGGAACTATTACAGCTTTTTATTCTGGGGCAAGTAATATTACTCCTACAGTTACTCCTGGATATGTCAGCGCGGGTACTGCAGGGATTGTTAGAACATCAGGTACGTCAACATATTAGTTAAGCACTGTAGCAGCTCAAACAATTACGCCAACCACAGCTTCGCAGTTAGCAGTTGCTAGTGGAAGGTTTACTACGGGCAGTGTGTACGTTGGGGCAATACCAATCCCTGCCTTTGATGTGACATGGGATGATGATTGGACGGACATAGTAGCTGTTACATGTAACATGACATATGCTGAATGCGCTGCATTGGTAAATAATCCTGGAGAAGATGATCACAGAGCTATCGCATATGAACATGATCAGTCTCAAACATACGGATTTTACACCGGAGGCAATAATGATACATATCGAACTCGATATATCAAATACATATTTGGTCAAGCTAATTATGATCTGCTTGTAAACTCAGATGGAACGATCACATGGAATTGCCCATCATCTGATCTCGTTACAGCAGGAACTCCTACAGCAACAAAGGGCAGTGTATCTAACCATTCAGTTTTAATAACACCATCAGTCACGAATCCATATGGATATATCTATGGAGGCACGATCACCGGATCTCCGGTTACCGTATCTGCTTCAGAGTTAGTGTCAGGTACATTATCAATTACTTCAAACGGAACATATGATGTTACGGAATATGCGAGTGTTAGTACGAATATTTCAGAGGGTGAGAGATTCGCTCCGATTTATAAGACTTTAGCTTATAGAAGTATGTTATATGCAAGTGGTAGTAGTCGTGCTTCTTATGGTAGTTATACTGCATCAGATGTAACCGATTGGTGCAATAGTTTGACGAGTATAGTGTCTGGTCAATTTACTAATCAACAACTTTCTGGAGACTTTAATTTTGAAAATGTAAGCAAAATTAATTACATTGCTTTCGGTTCTGCATATGGTGGTGTTTTTTATGGGGGTGGGGGTTATTATACTCTTAATTTCCCCATATGTACAAGTGTTGGTGCTGGAGCATTTACATATCAAAGGAATGTAACTAGCATATATTTACCTATGGTATCTATAATTGAGCGTGAAACATTTGCAAATTGTAGTAGTTTAACATATATTAATGTAGAATCTTGTGTTTCCATTGGTAATTCTGTATTTGACGGATGTTCAAAATTAGCAAGTATAAATCTGCCATTGTGTCAAACATTGGGAAATTATGCTTTTAATTATTGTACTTCATTAAGTACAATATTCTTGCCCGTATGTCAAACGATTGGGTCTAATGCATTTGTAGGATGTTCAGTATTAACAAGTATAAATCTACCATTATGTACATCAATTTCATCAAATGCATTTCAATATTGTCATAGTTTAAGTATGGCATATTTGCCATTGTGTACTTATATAGGAGCATCAGCTTTTATGAAATGTGAACAATTAGTAAGTATAAATCTACCATTGTGTAGTCAAATAAATCAGGGCACTTTTTCAAATTGTAGCAATTTATCAACTATAATATTACAATCATGTACAAGCATTGCAACATATGCCTTTGCATCATGTTATAATTTGCTATCCTTATATTTGTTAGGCTCTTCGATTATCACATTAGCTAATTACTATGCATTTAACTCAACTCCAATTAGCACTTATACAACTTCTACTGGAGGAGTTTACGGTTCGATATTTGTGAGAGCAAGCCTATATAATTCTTATAAAACATCTACTAACTGGTCTTACTACTCTTCTCGTTTTGTGTCTTTAACAGACGCCGAGATAGAAGCGTTGGGATTTTAATTTGGCATAACCTATTTATGGTTTTTGTATACCGAGACAATCTATAGATGTCTTGGGGTGGGCTTTTTGCCCACCTTTTATTAGATAAAGGAGAAAAAATTTTTATGAAAACTTTAGAAATACTAGTACCTCAGTACAAAGAAACCGATGATGTCGTTAAACCTTTACTTGATAGCATAGCTATTCAACAGAACGTAGACTTTGATGACATCGGTGTTATTATTTGTAATGATGGTTCAGATGTTTTTCTTACAGAAGATTTTTTAAACTCGTATCCTTACGAGATAAAATACTACAAAGAGCCACATCGTGGCGTATCGGGTACTCGCAATGCGTGTCTCGACCATTCGTCTGCGGAATATGTTATGTTTTGTGATGCAGATGATATGTTCTTTAGTGCGTGTGGTTTATGGATTCTTTTTAGAGAAATGGATATAGGAGTCTTTGACAGTCTTGTGTCGATTTTTGTAGAAGAAACAAGAATACCAAACACTGGAGAAGTAACGTACATTAACCGTCAAATGGATTCTACATTTGTTCACGGTAAAGTACATAGAAGAAAATATCTAATCAATAAAAAGATTAGATGGAATGAATCTTTAACAATACATGAGGATAGTTATTTCAATATTCTCTGTCAAAATCTTTCAGCCAATGTCAAGTATTGTCAGACCCCTTTCTACCTTTGGAAGTGGCGTGACGATTCAGTTTGTAGACATGACCCTAAATATATTTTAAAGACATATAGCAATATGCTTGATAGCAATGAAGCTTTGGTCAATGAATTTATAAGACGTGGTATGCACGATAAGGCAAAATTCTACACTTGCTTTATGGTGTTTGATGCATACTACACGATGAATAAACCAGAGTGGATTAATCAGGAAAATCAGGAATACCGTGATAAAACAGAAAAGCGTTTTTCTGAATACTTTAAAAAGCAAAAGGCAATGTGGGAAAATGTGTCAACTCAAGAAAAGATGCAGATTTCAAACGGAGTGCGTTCAAGGTCTGTTGCTGAGGGAATGGGTATGGAGACAATAACAATAGATGATTGGTTGAAACATATAGAATCAATGGAAGAATTATCATAAAATTTGAGACAGTTTAAATATATATTGGTCTATGTAGTGGTGGTTACGAATTTTGCGATTACTACTACATAGGCTTTTTTAAATTTGAAAAATTTTCTAAATTTTGATATAATAATTATAGAAAGTAAAAGGAGAGGAATATATGAAAAGTTTATTTAAGGTAGATTTCTCGATAGAAGGATTAACATTAACAGACCAGCAGGCAATTTTTGACTCAATTTTACCGCGTCTTACTTATAATCAGCGTCAATCTTTCCATATTACAGTAACCGATCCACTCGGCGGCGTTCACTATGTATGGGATGATAAGGGTGTTGACCCAAGTGGTACACCTTGTAAGAATTGTAAATTAGTTGATTGTACTGGTTGCGCCGTATATGAAGAAAGGATGAAGAAAAATGGCAAATAAAGTTACACAAGAAGATATAATTCGTTTTAATGAACTTTATATAATACATAAAACTTATGCGGCGGTCGCTCGTGAAACGGGGTTCGCGCCAAGTACAGTTAAAAAATACATAATTCCAGGATATGTGCCGCAAGAAAAAATCGAGAAAAAAGAATTTACCGCGGATATGATACCTGAAACAATTGACTTTTCATTCTTTAAAGGGAAGGATGATTGGGGAGAACTATGTGAGTTAACCAAAGAAGAAGAAGAAGGGATTAAAGAGTTATGGACAGAGATATTAGTGTAAATAAATATGTTTATTGGGAAGAATCTCCAAATAATGATTATATAATTACAATAAATCATGAAAAGTTTCCTTTTCCAACTGGCACAAAAGGGAGCTACGATGTCTTTTTGGCGCGACTTGCTGGTTTATCCTATCCTAACTTTTTAAGGATGTGTAGAGATATGGGCGGTGCGACCTTGATAGGTAAGGGTAATAAATATGTAGTACCGCACTTTAAATTTACTGAAGGACTTTATGCCATTACAAAATGGCTTAATAAACGCGCCGAATATATAGTATATAGACATGAGCATCCTTATGAATTTGTAGTTGATGGTGATGAAGTAAGAAAGGAGTTTGATTATGAAGTGGATTGATATAGATTCTTTTTTAGAAGCAGTAAAAAGAAGTCCAAAGATAGAAATGGAACTTCCTAAATATGCTAAATGGCTAGATAATGTATGTTCAAATTGCGGGAAGAAGGGCCCGATTTATAGAATTGAACTGCGTGGAAAAGAAGTTTGGAAGGACCAGAACGCGCCGTATAAGTATTGTCCTAACTGTGGTGCGAGGATGGAGAATGATGTTTGATATAGGCCAAGCTTTACAAGATGCATTTGATGATGGATATAGAAAAAGGGATGCAGAAATAGTAAGGTGTAAAGATTGTAATTTTTGCGGTGAGATTGACGAAAATGGATGGCATTGTTGTGAAAATTTAGGTGTAGGAATGCCAAAAAATGGATTTTGTTCGGATGCAGAAAGGAAAGGTTGTAACTACTGACGATAGATGAGGTGAATGATGAAACTGATTGATGCAGATGCTTTGAAAGAACAGATATGTAACAATGTCTATCCGATAACAGACACTTTCAATAGCCAAGACTACGGAATGTTTTGGACTGGAGGAATAGAAAAAGCAATAGATGAAGCACCGACCATAGATGCCGAGCCAACAAGACACGGAAAATGGATAAAAGTTGGTGATAATACATATAGATGCTCACGATGTAACGAAGTAAGTTGTTGCAATGGTAATTTCTGCACAGATTGTGGGGCGAGAATGGAAGGAGTAGACGAATGAGCGGAGAAGTGATGCAATTCCCAAAAACCGTAGAGGAATTTATGGAGGAGTACAAAGTCGTAGATACTGAGCATGTGTATACAAATGGTACAGAATTGGTTCCAATATTTCGCATGGAACAATGGTTTGAACATATTGGAGCAGAGTCAATAAAAATAGGGCATTGGATAGAAAAAGGAACAGGAGTTGCAGAATGTGATGTGTGCCATCAGCAAAATCTTTATAGACAGGATGGTGTAGGAGTGTTGACAAAATATTGTCCATCATGTGGCGCAAGAATGGAGTGGTGAAATGAGATTAATAGATAAAGATTCTCTTATAGATTATATTGAAAAATTTTATGATACATCAGACCAACAGGTTCAAGCAATACTTAACGAA